CGCGGTCGCGGCGGCCGAGGAAGGGGTAATCGAGGAAGGGGAGGAAGCCCGAGAGGTGGTGGAGGTCCCAGAGGTGGTGGTGTCCCTAAAGGAAAGATTGCCGGAAGTGTAGGTGGTTTAATTGGCGGATTTGCCCTCGATATGGCTGCTGACGAATTAGCAGAAGCAGGACATGAACAAGCGGCGGCAACGGCCTCTATAGCCTCGAGTGCCTTGTCTTTAGGAAGTACAGGTGCATTAATTGGAAGCATGATTGCCCCTGGACCAGGAACCGCGATCGGGGCCGCCCTCGGTGGAGTGGCAGGTGCAGGGTATGGATTATATCAAAATTGGGGTACTATTAGTGGACCTTCAGGATCCTCGATTGGCGGTTCATCAGCGGAAACACCGGATGAACAAGGAATGGGTGGGTCCTCAAGTAACACTCCAGGTAAATCTAGTCACTCCGGTACCAACACCGTGATTGATTTATCCGATATAAATAGCGTATTGAAGGATCAGGGGACAATTTTGCAACAAATTTATGAAAATTCTAATAGACTGCTTTCAGTCAATGAAAAGATTCTTATGGCTACTCAGATGCAAGCATGATAAAAGGAAAGAAGCATGACATGGCGTAAATTTTTTAAACCTGTTAATTCGGTTTTACCAGTAAATCAAAGGACACTTGACGGGACGTCAGCCTATGCTTCTACATCGAAATATAGCAATTGGCTTCCAGAAGTTTATGCAGGTCCTCCTGATAGATTACAAAGATACGCAGTTTATGATCAAATGAATTTCGATCATGAAATTCATGCGGCTTTAGATACTCTTGCTGACTTTGGTACAGAACCAGATGGCGTAACAGAATTACCATTAATTCTAAAATATAATGATGAACCAACACCTTCTGAAATTCAGATTTTAGAAAAAACTTTAAGTCAGTGGTGCAGACTTAATAAATTGAATAAGCGCATTTGGTCAATGTTTCGTTCAACGCTTGTGTACGGAGATCAATTCTTTTTACGTGATCCAGAAACATTTGTACTGTACTGGATTGATCCAGCTAAAGTAGAAAAAGTTATTGTGAATGAATCTAATGGTAAGAAAATTGAATCATATTTTGTTAAAGATATTGATTTAAATATCAAAGGATTGGTTGCAACAAATCAATTAAATAGACTTTCTAATGAGGCCTTTGGTTCCAATAGTATTGTATTCTCTCCACCAATGCAGGGTAATGTAAATTACATTTCTGCAGGTTATGGAGGAGCAGGAACAGCAAATTATCAAGATGGTGCAGCTACAGCAATCGACGCCGAACATATTGTGCAATTGTCGTTATCCGACGGCATGAATGCTGCATGGCCCTTCGGTCTTAGCATCTTAGAGCAAATTTATAAGGTTTATAAGCAAAAAGAGCTCTTAGAAGATTCTATTTTGATCTATCGAGTCCACCGTGCGCCAGAGCGTCGTGTGTTTTTTATTGACGTAGGTACTATGCCACCGAACAAGGCACAACAGTATCTTGAACGTGTTCGTTATGAAGTACAGCAGAAACGCATTCCAAGTAGAACTGGCGGCGGAGCTAATGTGGTTGACTCAACATATAATCCTATGTCTATTTTGGAAGATTATTTCTTTGCTGTAACAAGTGAAGGCCGTGGATCTAAAGTTGAAGTATTACCGGGCGGTGAGAACTTAGGCGATATTGACGATTTGAAGTATTTCAACAATAAGATGTTGCGTGCCTTGGGTGTTCCGAGTTCGTATTTGCCGACAGGTCCGGAAGATGGAACAACAGCAGTTAGTGATGGTAGAGTTGGCTCAGCATTTATGCAAGAGTTTAGATTTGCAAAGGTTATTACTCGTCACCAACAGCAGATTATTGATCCTATCGATTTAGAATTTAAACTTTTCTTAAAGCGTCGTGGTATAACTATTGATAATAGTTTATTTGAACTTGCGTTTACACCAGCACAATCATTCTCTGAATATCGTCAGCTTGAACTTGATTCTGCAAAGATTAATACTTTCACTGCATTAACAGATATTTCTTTTGTTTCTAAACGTTTTATATTGAAACGTTATCTTGGTTGGACTGAAGCAGAGCTTGAAGAAAATGAGCGTATGTGGAAAGAAGAACGCAGTCGCCTTACCAAGACATTTGGTCCAGGCGGCGCCGGAGGTGCTGGTGGCGGTGGCATGGGTGGAGGTCTCGGTGGTGGAATGGGAGGCGGCATGGGCGGAGATATGGGCGGTGGCGATACCGCAGCGGCAGGCTTATCTGATGTAGGAATCACAAGTTCCGGAATAGATGATATGGCACCAGAGGGTGAAGAGGGCGGTGAGGCACCAGAAGGCGGAGCAGAAGTCTCAGACACTGAAGTAGATAATTTCGGATCTTGATAAATATAGATATGAAAGCAAAAGATCTCCTCGTTGAATATTATGACCCAGCCGATGATGAATTGGGAAAAGCAAAAATGGATGATACACGTCGTCCACGCTTGACTATGCTTCATCTTCAAAAACTTAGGAAAGCCAGAGATGCTGAAAAGTATGAAACAGCGCAGCATCTCACTTTTCTCCCAGATATGTATGCTCCACCACCTGAAGAAGGCGCAGCACCTGGTGGGCTATAAAAGCAGTTTTTTATCTCTTGTCGACCGAGGCTAAATATTAGCTAGACTACGTCTTTTTCAAAAATAGTCTCTTTTTAGGCTATATTCAACTATATTTCCCTTCTCCAGGTTAAATACCTAGAATACCACTGTGTGTGGAATTTTAGAACTTTAACTAATCAAGGAGAGATTGGGCATGTCACAACAAAAAAAGCTTGAAACGGTTTTGGATCTTCTCTTATCAGAAGACTCTGACCAGGCAGCTGAACTTCTTCACCAAATCATTGTAGAGAAAGCTCGCGTAATTTACGAAACAATCGTAGAAGAAGAGGATGATGTCGGTGGTGAACCAAATAAAGATTTTACCGATGAAATTGCTTCCGATAAGGAAGAAGTTGATTCCGATGAAGAAAACGGTGGTGAAGCTGGTGGAGATGAAGCCGATGATGAAGACGGCGAAGATGAAGATGGAGATAATCCGTTTGGCGGAGATGAAGAAGGCGGCGAAGATGAAGGAAGCGTTGAAGATCGTGTTGAAGATCTAGAGTCTCAACTTGCTGAACTTCGTGCAGAATTTGACGCACTAATGGGTGAAGAAATGCAAGAGCCAGAACATGCTGATTTAGCAGGTGATGAGTTCGGTGGAGATGAAGTTGAACCTGCTGATGATTTTGGTGGTGAAGATGACTTCGGCGGTGGCGCACCTGATATGGGCGGTATGGGCGGTGAAGAGAAAGTCGTCGGTGAAGTTGTAGCAACAATGTTCGAGAAAAAGAAGGACAAGAAGCTAGAAGTTGCACCACAGAAGAAAGATGCAAAGAAAGATAAGAAAGTAGATGAAGAAACACAGTTTCTAAATAAAGTTGCTGATACTGGTCAAAAAGGTAAGGCAGGTTTAGTTGGTACTGGTAAGAATACACCACTTGGTGCTGAACAAACTCAGTCTCCTTATACACATGCCCCAACTCGTAAGGATTATGGTGGCACAGCGAAAAATATTCTAGGCGGTGGACCTACCGGCGGCGAATATGGAAAGTGGAAGGGTGATTCCGCAAAGAATGATACACCTTCTGACAATGTAAAAGTTGAGCCTAAGAAAAATAGTGTTCATGCTGATACCACTGCAAAGTGGACCGGCGGAAAGTCTGCAGGTGAAGGTTTTACAAAGTCTCCTCTAACCAAGAAGCCAACTTAAGGGATTGATGATGGCCATGGCAAATAAATTATACGAGTACCTTTCATTTGATAGGGCACACGTACAACTTTTAGAAGAAGATAACAAGATGGGTGGTAAAGATCTCTGTATGAAAGGGATCTTTATTCAGGGTGACGTAAGAAATCAAAACCAACGTGTTTATCCTGTTCGTGAAATTGCAAGGGCTGTAAATTCAATTACTGAGAAATTAAGCGGCGGTCAATCAGTAATGGGAGAACTCGACCATCCGGAAGAGCTCTCCATTAACTTGGACCGCGTGAGTCACCTTATCACAGAAATGTGGATGGAAGGTGCAGATGGATACGGTAAGTTGAAAATTGTCCCAACTCCGATGGGAGGCATAGTTAAGACATTGCTTCAATCGGGCGCAAAGCTGGGCGTTTCTTCCCGTGGTTCTGGAAATGTTGGTGATGATGGTGCAGTTTCGGATTTCGAGATTATCACTGTTGACATCGTTGCACAACCAAGTGCTCCTAATGCGTTTCCTAGAACAATATATGAAAGTCTTTACAACATGAAAGGTGGTCATAATGTGATGGATACCGCAAGGTCTGCATTAACTGAAGCCGCAGCACAGAAACAGCTTGTAAAAGATATTCAGAAATTTATCAACGAGTTGAAAATTTAAGGGGAACTCAAGATGGCAAAAAAAATTGATGAGATCTTGAGCGAAAGCGTTGGATTATCCGAAGATATCAGAAATCAAATTATTGGTTTGTGGGAATCTAGACTAACCGAAGCTCGTGAAGAAGTTGCGTCGACACTCCGCGAGGAATTCGCACGTAAGTTTGAACATGACAAAGGTGTTCTAGTGGAATCTATGGATCGTTTCTTAACAGATAAAGTCCGCGTTGAACTCGAAGAATTCGCCGAAGACAAGAGAAAACTTGTCACAGAAAGGGTCGCCTACAAGCGTAAACTGACTGAGCACACAGGAATGTTAAACAAATTCATCACAGAAGCCGTAGCTAAAGAAATGAAAGAGTTCTATGCTGAGAAAAAGGTAATGAAAGAAAACTTCGTAAAACTAGAAAACTTCTTATTGAAGCAACTAGCAGAAGAAATCCGTGAATTCCGTGCTGACAAAAAGTCCTTAGTGGAACAAAAAGTCAAAATGGTTACCGAAGGTAAGCTGAAGCTACAAGAAACAAAGGCACAATTTATCAAGCGCGCCGCACAAATCATTGAGTCTAATATTGAAAAGACTCTACGCACAGAAATTGGTCAATTCAAGGAAGACATTCGTGTTGCCCGTGAAAACGATTTTGGTCGTAAGATTTTCGAAAGCGTTGCTGCTGAATTTATGACTTCGTACCTAAATGAAGGTACAGAGCTTAAGAAGCTACAAAAGGTCGTCGAATCTAAGAACAAGGAACTAGCTACTCTAACAGAATCTGCCAAGAAGAGCAAGAGCTTGATGGAAGGATTAGATACCAAGTTGAGAGCAACTCAAGATCTTGTTGAAAGACAGAAAGTTATGAGCGAATTACTTGCTCCGTTGTCTAAGGACAAGAAAGTAGTAATGAAAGAATTGCTTGAATCGGTCCAGACAAAGAATTTGCAAAGCCAATACAACAAGTATTTGCCTAGCGTTCTAAATGAAGCCGCTGTACGTAAACCTGAGCCACAAAAGACTCAGTTAACTGAGGCGACATTGTCAGCCAAGACAGGCGATAGAGCGAGAACCGCTCAAGAAGAAGAGATTTCAGAAGAGACATCTGAATTAAAGCATATTTTGTCCTTAGCCGGAATTAGAAAGTAATCTAGGAGAAACTTACAATGGCAACAAAGCTATTTGAATCAAACTGGGCAAACACCAAAGAAGCCCTTTTAGAAGGCCTTAAAGGAACCCGTCGTCAGTCTATGGACGTAGTGTTTGAAAACACTCGTAGGTACTTAGCTGAATCGGCAACCGCAGGCGCAACCCAAGCAGGTAACATCGCTGTACTTAACAAAGTCATGCTACCACTTATTAGACGTGTGATGCCAACCGTTATTGCAAACGAAATCATGGGTGTTCAGCCTATGACAGGTCCAGTCGGTCAAATTCACACATTGCGTGTACGTTACGCAAACACAGCAGCTGGTGTTACAGCTGGTACAGAAGCACTTGGCCCATTCGAAATTGCTAAAGCATATTCGGGTAACGAAGTAGTCGCAGATCCAGGCGCAGCAGCAACAGCGCGTCTTGAAGGTGTACCAGGTAACAAAGTTAGCATCCAAATCTTGAAAGAAACAGTTGAGGCCCGTACACGTAGGCTATCGGCACGTTGGACTTTCGAGGCAGCACAAGATGCTAATGCAATTCATGGAATTGACATCGAAGCTGAAATTATGCAGGCACTCGCACAAGAAATTACAGTTGAAATCGACCAAGAAATGTTGTTCAAACTTCGCGCATTGGTTCCTGTTGCTCCAACAACATTCAACCAAGCAGCCGTATCTGGAACAGCAACATATGTAGGTGATGAACATGCTGCCCTTGCAGTTATGATCAATCAACAAGCTAACCTAATTGCAGCACGTACACGTCGTGGTGCAGCTAACTGGGCAGTTGTTTCGCCAACAGCGTTGACAATCCTCCAGACAGCTACTACATCTTCGTTCGCACGCACCACAGAAGGTACATTCGAAGCTCCAACAAATACAAAATTTGTTGGTACATTGAATAGCACCATGCGTGTTTATGTTGACCAGTATGCAAGCGATGGTGAAGCAGTTCTTATTGGCTACAAAGGCCCAACAGAAACAGATGCCGCAGCTTACTACTGCCCATACATTCCATTAATGAGCGTTGGTCCAGTTATGGATCCACAGACTTTTGAGCCTGTTGTTTCGTTCATGACACGTTATGGATATTTGGAACTTACCAATACAGCAAATTCGTTTGGTAACGCAGCTGACTATCTATCCAAGGTTGGGATAGATTCGAGTACTCTCAAATTTTACTGATCCGACTCCAGGATTAGTAAAAAATCTAAAAGGACTCTTCGGAGTCCTTTTTTTATTTTCCGATAAATATAGTATTAATGGAGGATTATCATGGCAAATGGTAGAACAGTTTTAAATGGTGTATCATGGCCCGACGGTTCTGTGACACCGGTTCCAGGAATGTATTTAGGAGTTCAAGATCTTGATACCTTACAATTCTTTGAACTTCCAAATGTTACTTTAATAGGTGATGTAACTGGTCAAGGTTTAAATAATATTGTTACTACTACCTTATCAAACACAGGAGTAATGCCTGGTTCATACACAAATTCTAACCTCACTGTTGATTCTACAGGCAGAATAACTTCAGTTATGAGCGGATCAAGTGGCGGTAGTGTAACAAGTGTTGGTATTGTTGGATTAAGTGGTATTACATCAGTGGGTGGACCTATTACATCCGGTGGAGATATATCTGTCGGCCTCGGAGATATTACTCCATTGTCAGTTAATACACCTGGAAATATTATATTACTTGGCAGTCTTGCATTAAATGGTGGTAGTAATAAGATTCTTGGTGATTTTAGTAATCCAGCTTCGACCTTTAGAACTACATTTAAAACAGGTGCTGTAGATAATCAGACAGTTATTATTGCAAGACCGGATGGTACTAGTTCAACCGCAGCTTGGTCACTTGAAAATAAAGAATCGGGTGTAGACTGTGCAGGTTCTGGATTCTTTATTAATGATAGAGCATGTGGCATTCAGAATTTTGTTCGAGGATCAGGTACACATGTACCGTTTTATATTACAAACGGTGTTGGTGGAAGTACTGGTGCTGGTTTTTCTAATCTTTTGTTAGACACTCAAGGAAATGTTTCAATAGGTGGAAATTTCGGTTTACAAGTTACCGATGTTACTCAATTTTTATATTTAAATAGTATGCCCGGTATGCCTGTTGGTATACCGATTGTTCCAATTGGTAATACGGGACCAGTTCAAGGTAAGACTCCTATCACTGTGGATTTAGTTGATAATAAGGTTTATTTCTATACTAATAGTCAATGGCGTAATACAAATACACCTGACTATCAAGAATTTCCAGCATCTCCAGGACAAACAGTTTTTGATACAATGATTAGAACTGTTCCAAAATCTGGTACAAAGAGTTATCTACAAGTATTTGTTAACGGAATATTTCAACAAGAAGGAGCAACAAAAGAATACACGGTTACCGGACCATTTCAAATTACTTTCAATAATGGTATAGCACCAGGATCTGATGTTGTAATTTATGGATTTGCATAATTTTAATATGCTTCAAAAAAGGCCTTCGGGCCTTTTTTTGTGAATCCTTTATTTCTGTATTTTTGATAAATATAGAAAACAATAGGTTTACCATATGGCACAACAAAAAATTCAAAGTAATCAGTTAACAGATACTGGAGTTACACCGGGAAGTTATTCATCGGCCAACCTTACTGTAGATTCTGCAGGTAGAATTACTGCGGCAACAAATGGATCTGGTGGTGGGGGTGGAGTATTACCACTAAATGAGGTTGCTTTTGGAACTGGACTTGGAATTACATCAGATCCAAGATTTCAATTTGATCCTAATACAGGAACTATGTCAGTTGAAGCTGCCGGAACAGCATTTATTGACACTGACGGTGAAGATTTAATTATACATACACCTTCGCTGATTATTGAAGGAACTGGTACAGCAGTAATAGATGCAAATCCTGAAGATTTAATAATAAATGGTAATCAAATTACATTTCAGTTAAACTCAACTGATAGATTTTCTGTCAGCGACATATTTATAGATTCACTTAGTGGTAATAAGAATATTTTTGTTGGTCCGAGTGCAGGAGTTAACTTTTCGGGTGGTACAGGAAATGTTATAATTGGAGCACTTGCTGGTGGTAATGCTACAACAGGTAGTAATAATGTTTTTGTTGGTATAGAAACTGGTCGAGATGTTGTAACCGGAGATAACAATATACTTATTGGATATCAAGCTGGCAGACAACAGGCAATAAATGGTGGTGGAGATCTACAAGATCAATTTATTGTCAATAATGAAAATGTTAGGGATCCGGCAATTTATTCAGCCTACCTTAGAGGAAGAATAGTTGGTAATAATTCAACACTTCAATTGGCTGGTTCATTTTTTATTAAGGCCGATGATGTAAACGAAACTATACATTTCGGTCTTCTTAATACTGGTGAATTAGAACTCGATGAAGATCCAGGTCTTGCTGGGCAGGTATTAACTTCAGCGGGACCCGGTTTACCGGTACTCTGGAATGATATTAGTATATCATCAATTACATTAACAGGTGATGTAACAGGCACAGGCACAGGCACAGTTCCGACAATTCTTAAAAATTCAAATGCAAATGTAGGAACATTTACAAATGCAACTATAACTGTTAATGAGAAAGGATTAATTACCGCAGCATCAAGTGGAACCGGCGGCGGAGGTACGCCAGGTGGTGCTAATACAAACGTTCAGTTTAATGATGGTGGTGTATTTGCCGGTGATGCAAGATTTTCTTTTAATAAGGTACCGGCAGGAGGCAGACTAATATTAGGTGTTCCAGGGTCAATTGCTGGAATAATAACACCGGATGGTAGTGGTAATAATGTATCGGATTTATTTATACAGCCCGGAAATTCTGTGTCTACAGTAACAGGTGGTTCACTTTATCTTCAAGGCGGTCCATCGGGAACTGGAGCAAGTTCAAGTGGTCATGTTAATATTCTTACATCAGGTGCATCTGGAACAGGTCCTGCCGGTAATATAGTTCTAACTGGTGGAACTGGTGGTACTAACTCGTCGGGAGGAAATATAACTTTAACTGCTGGACAAGGTGGCGGCACGACAGGTGTTGGCGGAAATATTTCGATTTTTGGTGGTGCTCCTGCATCTAGTGGTGTAAGAGGAAATGTAAACATAGGCGGTATATCTGGTGGTACATTAGCAACTACCACTACCGGTGGATTTATTACTATTCCAGCTGTTGCAGGTACTCCGACTGGTGTCCCGGCAAATCTTGCCGTCGGCCAAGTACCGATGATATACGATTCAACTGGTAATAAGTTATATATTCGTAATATTGGTAATACAGCTTGGATTGATACATCGGGAGGTGCCGGCGTTCCTACAGCAGTTCAAGGTACAAATGCAGCACAAGGTGGTGATGCGACTGTAACGGGTGGAACATCGAGCACCAGTGCCAACGCTGGAGGCGGGGTGACTATTACAGGTGGTACAGGTGGAGCCACTGGTGCAGGTGGTAATACGATTGTAAGAGGAGGTCAAAGCGGCGCAGGATTCAATGCTGGTAATATAACTCTTTCTGGTGGAAATGGCAATGCAGGTGGCGGACCTGGTGGTACCGCCATATTGAGGGGTGGCGATGCCCTTAATACAACGTCTTCTGGTGGTACCGCAACATTGTTGGGTGGTGGTGCTGGTACTAGTGGAACCGGAGGAAATGTTACAGTTCAAGGAGGACAGGCCGGTTCCACTCCTGGAATTGTAACAATTCAAGGTGGAACAAATAATAATGTCGGTAATGGCGGACTTGTGACAATCGTGGGAGGCACAAGTAGTTCTGCTTTTGGTGGTGCTATTCAGTTTACAGGAGGATCAGGTACTTCCGCTCGGGGAAATATATATGCTAATGGAACAGGTGTTGTTCTAGCTAATGCTGCTATTGGAGGATTTTTTGAAATTCCGACTGTCGCTGGCGCTCCTACCGGCACCCCGGCCCAGAGTCTGACTGGTAATGTTCCGATAGTTTATGACACCACAAATAATAAGTTATATATTCGTAATGGCAGTTGGATTGATTTAACACCTACTAATGGTGGAAATATTGTTTTAGGTGCTGGTTCCGTATCAGCACCATCATTATCTTTTACTACTGATCCAAATACAGGTATGTATTGGAATTCTGCAGATGTTATTAGTTTTACTACTAATGGTACAGAAAGACTTCGACTTGATGCTTCTGGCAATATTATTACACTTGGAACTTTTAGAGGACCAAATGGTACAAATTCAGCACCAACATATGCTTTTACAGGTGGTACCAATACCGGGCTTTATGCTAGTGCAAGCAATATTGTAAGTATTTCTACAGGTGGTTCAGAAGCTATGAGGTGGGATGGCGGGGATACAATAGTTATTGGAAAGTTGCGTGCTAGTGGACCATCTATAGCTATTCCAAGTTATGCATTTAGTGGCGAAACTACCTCTGGTTTAGCTCTTCCCTCTGCTGGTAATGTAACAATGTCTATTGGTGGTGTAGAAAAATCTCGATGGACATCTGCCGGTCTTGCAGTGACAGGAACCTTATCATCTACCAGTACATTAACTGCAAGTAACTTTAGCGGATCAAGTTCAGGTACAAATACCGGTGATCAATTAATTAAAAATTCCATAATTGTAGCTTGTGGTGATGAAACAACTGCAATTACAACTGGAACTGCAAAGGTAACTTTCCGTATGCCGTATGCAATGACGCTTACATCTATTCGTGGGTCATTGACTACAGCTCAAACTAGTGGAACAATCTTAACAATGAATGTAAAACAAAATGGAACAACAGTTTTTAGTACGAAATTAACAATAGATAATACTGAAAAAACTAGTTTTACAGCAGCTATACTTCCAGTGCTTTCAATAACAGCCCTTGCAAATGATGATGAAATGACTATAGATGTTGATCAAGTTGGAGATGGTACGGCCAAAGGTTTGAAAGTTACTCTGATAGGAAACGTTTAAATGTCGATGATTGTTAATCCATACAGGTTTACTCCGATAGTAGCACTCAATACATGGGACCCGGCAAACAAAGGTATCAATTTAAGTTTGAGTAACGGAGATACTACTGCCACCGGGGGTGCGTCTACGAATAACTGTGTGAAAGGTATCAGAACGAAAAGTTCGGGGTGGCCTTATATAGAATTCGCCACCGACGCTGACGGTTCCAATAACAATTTAGGTGTAGGCATTTGCACCGCCACCACGGCGTTGGGTAATGGCTTGGAAACTACGAAGGGTGGAACTTATGTCCTGTTTTCGCCCGGTGGTTTTTATTATAGGGACGGATCAACCGGCTCGTTTAATGCTGGATCTGTCTACGGACCAGCAGCAGTTCGGGTGGGAGTATCGTTTAACTTCGGCACCAACACGACTTCTCTATATCTCGATGGCGTGGAGAAACGCACCGTGGTATTAGCGGCAGGCACTTACTTTCCGTTTGCCACGTGCTATTCACCCAAAGTTGTTTCGATCATGGCACCACTGTTCAGCCCGGCGGGAACCACACCATGGTAACCTATCTATGGCATTTCCTGACAATAATGGAGATTTAGCATAATATGGCAATTAAGGTTAGCGAATTATTAAAAGCTGGCTCTGTAACTTCGGTTGGAGTTATCACAGCCGGCACTAATGCAGACTCATTGATTATTGACAATAGTCCTATTACCGGTTCTGGAAATATTCTAGTAACTGTAAATGGTTTCTCATCTACAATACCCGGTGTTGTTCCTGCAGCAGGCCCAGTCCAAACTAACTTCTTACGCTCAGATGGAGAATGGGTTCCTGTTACCGGCGGCGGTGGAACTGTAACATCAATTGGACTTATTAGTTCAGGATCTAGTATTTCTATTTCGGGGACTCCGAGCCCAATCACAATCGATGGAACCTTTGATATTGATCTTCCATTATCGAGTGTGATTCCAGCAACATACGGATCATCTTCAGCCGTAGGAGTTTTTACAGTAAATGACAAAGGAATAATAACTTCTGCATCTACCTCTAGCATTTCTATTACGCCATCACAAGTAGGTTTAGGAAATGTCACGAATGCCTTGCAAGTTATCAATGCAGGTGGTGCTCCGAGTATCAGAGAAGGTTCGGGAGTTCCTACAGGAACTGATACCTTAGGTGCGATTTACATTGATCGTGCGGTTACTAATGGTGATGGAATTTATTTTTATGATGGTGCTGTTTGGGCGGTTGTAGCAACCAAGGCTAATTTATATGATGAAAAGATTAATGGATTTACAGCACCTGTAGCGGCCGCAACAAATTCTGTAGCAATAGGTTCAGGAGCAGAAACAGCAACATCTGCACAAGGTTCGCTTGCTATTGGGCTTCAATCATTGGCTAGAACACCGGGTGGCGTAGTTCAAGCTAGTGGAAGATTTTCTAATAACGGTGATGCTCAAACTGGTCGATATTTATTACGTGGTAATACCACTAGTAATATTCCACAAGAACTTTTTGTTGATGGAACTGGTGGTACGGTACGATTGAATTTACCTGATAATTCAACTTGGACCTTCAAAATTACCGTAACAGGACACAGGACAGATTTAGGAGATGGTCATGCAGGGTACACAGCCTCTGGAGTTATTTACAGAGGCTCGGGTGTAGCTACAACAACAATTCAAGGAGCGGTGAATAAAATAGTGTTAGCGGAGTCAAATCCAAGTTGGGATATAAATATAAATGCTAATACTGTAAATGGAGCACTTAGAATACTTGTTACTGGGGAAAATTCTAAAATAATTCGTTGGCTCGCATTGGTAGAAACAGTAGAAATTACAAACTAAGGAAAATGTAAAATGGATTTCAATTTTGATACGGGTACGATTAGTGGTGGGCTTCAAACCTTAGATGTAACAACACTTCCACCACTTGGTGGTCAGGCTGGTGTCCTAACTGTTGTCGGCACTGGTGCTCTTAAACTTAATTCAGGAACAACAGCAGAAAGACCGGCGGTTCCTGCTGCGGGTATGACTCGATACAATTCTGAGTCAAATGTAATTGAATATTATAATGGAACTGCTTGGGTTCAACCGACATCGGGTGGAGGAACAGTAACTTCTGTTGCGATCGCCAGTCCAGATGGAATAACAGTTACTGGTTCACCAATCACAAGTTCTGGTACAATCACACTTACATTAGATGAAAGTCTTACTGATATTGTTAATAGCCCGGCAGGCATTCTTGTAAGTGATGGTGCTGGTGGTGTTATACCAGTAACAATTACCGGTACGGCTGGCAATATAGTTGTAACAAATGGTGATGGTACTTTAGGTAATCCAACAATAAATCTTGCTACAGTAGGAACTCCAGTAATAGATGCATTTGTAAAAATTACAACTGATACTTTTGGTCGTGTAACAGCAACATCTGCGGTTGTTTCCGGTGATATTACTACAATACTTGACGATATTTATGTAAATGTCGATGGTGATACAATGACTGGTAGTCTTGTTATGTCTACTGGAACAGTTGTTACTTTACCTGATGCACCGACAGCAGGAACAGATGCTGCAAATAAAGCTTATGTTGATGCCGTTGCACAAGGATTTAATTTCAAAGAAGCTGTAATAGCAGCAACTACAGCAGCAGATGGAAACATTGATTTAGTAACAGGTGGTTTATTAACTGTTGATGGTATTGTTCTTGTAGCTGGTAATCGTGTACTTGTTAAGAATCAAACCAATGATACGGAAAATGGTATTTATGATGCAGCAGCAGGTGCATGGGTTAGGTCTTCTGATTCTGATACAGGTGATGAATTAGTCGGTGCTTTTGTTTTTGTTGAATCTGGAACACTTAATGGAAAAACATCCTGGGCTCAAATAACTCAAGGTCCTATTACAATAGGTACCACATCTATTGTTTGGTCTCAATTCTCCGCCGCAGGAACTTATACCGCAGGTACTGGATTAACATTAACTGGAACTGAATTTTCTTTAACATCTCCTGTATTAACTACATTGGGTGGTACAGGAACTACAACAGCACCTTTGGCAGGCCAGGTACTTATAGGTCAGACCAGTGGTGCATATGTACCAGCAGCCTTAACTCAAGGAGCAGGTATCGGAATTACAAGTGCCTCCGGATCAATTACGATTGCTAATACAGGTGTATTATCAGTAACAGGAACACCGGGTCAAATTGATGTATCACCAACAACCGGTGCTGTTACATTAAGTTTACCAGCTATTTTAGAAATTCCTGGAATTATAAATGTTTCAGGATTTGATCCATTTAGTATTGTTTATATTGATGATGTTGGTGATTTAACAAGTGTTGCATTAACAGATGGACAGGTACTTATTGGTGCCACCGGTCTTGCTCCAGTGCCAAATACGCTTACTGCTGGCACTGGTGTCACAATTACTAATGGTCCTGGAACAATTACAATTAGTACAGCAGGAAATGTTGGAACAGTAACTTCTGTAGATGTTTCGGGTGGCACAACTGGATTGACAACATCTGGTGGACCAGTAACGTCAGCAGGTGTGATTACATTAGCCGGAACATTAAATGTGGCAAGTGGTGGTACTGGATTAACAGCTCTTGGAACTGCAAATCAAGTTCTTGGTGTAAATGCTGGAGCAACAGCAGCCGAATATAAAACATTATCTGCTGGTCCAGGTATATCTGTTGTTCATGGTGCTAATGTAGTAACATTCAATAACACTGGTGTATTGTCGGTAATCTTAACAGATGATTCTGTAGTTCCGATTTATACAACTGTTCCAACAGTAGCAACAACAGGTGATGTAACAGCATCTATCACTCTACTTACACAGGTAGCCAATACTGTATTTGCAGGACCGGCAACAGGAGTTGATGCTGAACCAACCTTCCGTGCATTAACAATAGATGATATAAGCGGTGCAATTCAACTTTACAAAGAAAACCCTGTAACTCCTGTTTCTCCTTCTGCTACTGGCGATAATGCAGTAGCAATAGGTTCTGGTTCAACAGCTGAAGCTACAGGTAGTTTTGCTGAGGGAGATGGCGCATTTGCACGAATTTATGGGCAAAAAGCTTATGCAAATGGTAGTTTTGCCGTACCTGGTGACGCACAACACGGTATTTATGTTTTGCGTAATGCTACAACAGATGCCACAATAACTGAATTATTCCTTGATGGACTCACAGAACAAATTGTTCTTCCTGATAATTCATTATTTGTCTTTGACATTTATGTGGGTGGTCGTAGAACAGACGACGTCGGTGGCGGCGCCGGCTTTAAATTCCTCGGAGTTGCAAAGAAAGATACTACCACAGGATCTGTAACATTTGTCGGAACACCATCTAAGACAACCATTGGAGAAACAGATACTCCATGGGATGCAACAGTTTCTGTAAATCTTACTACTGGTGCATTAGCTGTTCAGGTTACTGGTGAAGCTGCTAAAACAATTAATTGGGTTGCAACAGTTCAAACGACTGAAGTAACAAACTAAACTAAGGGTTAATTAATGGATTTTAATTTCACAACAGAAACTATCACACCTGATGCCACCAATGTATTAACCATTGGTGGCACAGGTGGTTTAGAAATTTCAATAGGAACAACTGCCCAACGTCCGGTTGCGGCCATTAATGGAACAATTAGATATAATACTGATCTAGATAGATTTGAAGTATTCCAAGGAATTCAATGGACTAATTATACTGATGCATTATATCTTCCGGGATCTACCTATAAGACTATACAAAACTTTATAGATATTATGGGATCTCGTGGAACATTTACCGGCGGTGAATTTACCGATAATGGTGATGGAACAATTGCTGTCTCTGGTGGAACAGGAATGATTCACCCAGTTGATTCGACCTTAAGTCGTTTGTTTTTCTTAGATTTTCCTGCAACACCTGTTGTTCCATTAATTGATAATGCATTAAATAATATCTTTGTTGATTATAATGGTGGAAATATTAGGATTGTTGCTATTGCAGGTCCCGACTTTACCGCAAATAAGGTTATTATAGGGCAGGTATATCGTAGTGGAACAACACTTACAATTAATCAGTGGACACGTCTTAAACTTGATAATTCGTTTGTCGGTATAATTAATAGATTTCAGACAGTAAACCCTTTCCAGCATGAAAGTGGTGCTGCAATATCTGCAACGGGAACAAGAAATTTTGCTATTAGTGATGGTGTATTTTGGGAAGGAATTGATCGACTTTCGTACTCAGCGAAAAATACTGCCACCGGTGATACATTTACATATTGGTATAGAAGTAATCCAACAACTTGGGTTTCTGTTCCCGGACAGACACAAATAAATAATGCACAATATAATAATCCAAATACAGGACTTGCGAATCTCAGTAATAAAGCCTTTGGTACTCATTGGATTTATCTGTCATCAGATGGTGGGTTAAATGTTGTTTATGGTATAACTAATACAAGTTTAGTTAATTCTCAAGCAAGCCAACCGCCGCCGAATCCACCAAACACATTATTAACAGCAGTTCTTCTTGGTCGTATAATTATTGAGAGAAATACAGCAACATTTGCAGAAATTAGTAGCGCATTTAATGTAGTCTTTACCGGAGGTGCAGTTACACCTCACAATGAACTTGGTGGATTACAAGGCGGAACAATTGATGAATATTATCATTTAACTTTTCTTCAAAATTCACTTGTTTCTAGTCTTGATTCTCTTCCTGTAGGAATAATAACAAAAACAGGAGTAGGTACATTTGCAAATAGAACATTAACTGCTGGTGCAGGAATTTCTATTACCAATGGTGATGGAGTTGCAGGTAATCCAACAATTTCAGCAACGGGTGGTGGCGGAACAGTTACAACAGTAACAAGTGCTGCAGGAACGACTGGACTTACGAACACAATTACAACTCCAACTTCGACACCGAATTTAACTATTACAGGAACTTTAAATGCCGTTAGTGGTGGTACCGGACAAACTGTATATGTAATTGGTGACATTCTTTTTGCATCAACAACAACAGCATTATCGAAATTAGCAGATGTAGCTACTGGTAATGCTTTAATTTCGGGTGGAGTCGGTGCAGCACCAAGCTATGGAAAGATTGGACTTACAACTCATGTTACTGGAACACTACCTGTAGTAAATGGTGGTACAAATTTAACAACATTAGGAATAGCAAATCAAATTGTTGGTGTGAATACAGGTGCAACTGCCTTTGAATATAAAACTGTTACCGCTGGTACAGCAATTTCAGTAATCAATGCTGCCGGTTCCATTACAGTTGGTGTAACAACTGATCCAGTATTACCGGGAACAGGATCAGTAACATTACCAACTGGAACTACTGCACAGCGTCCGGCAGTTCCAACAGTTGGAATGATGCGTTTCAATACAACCATTGGTAGAAATGAAACTTATACAGGAACTGCTTGGGTTCCTAGCGGAACAGTAATTCAACAAGTTATTGGAAATATACCTTTCTCGAATTTTACACCTGTAGCAGGAACAATAATACCATTTGATAATACCGCTCCCTTATCAACAGAAGGTACACAAATTTGGACACAAGCTTTTACACCGATATTGGCAACAAGCACCATTGTTATAACTTCTACAGGGTTCTATTCAACAGCCAGTACAACTGATTTATATACCACAGTAGCAACATTTAATGGTACAACTTGTATCGGTGCTTCGATGGTAGGTTGGACTACAAACACAGGTGAAGGAAGACAATTTAATGTAATAACATCACAGGTTTCAGGTTCAACCACTGTAAGGACATATTCTGGAAGAATGGGACCTAACGCAACTCAAGCAATTACTATTAATGGGGTTCCGGGTACGCCAGGAACCGCTGCATATGGTGGCACGGCAAATATTGGTAGATTTACTATAATGGAAATTTCACCGTAAAGGCATAAAAACACTGGAGGTATATCATGCAATATACATTTTTTCAAAAAGTACAGATTTGGTTTATTAAATTATTAACTAAATTTCATTGGGAACAAAAACACCCAATATCTCCAGAAGATAAAATTGCTCTTAAGGAACGACTTGCAAAAGATTATTATGTTATAGCAACTCGAAAGAGTAATTATGCGACAACATTTTTTATTGTATTGGGTAATTTTCTTTTAACTCAGAAATGGGGATTTTATAGTCATGTACTTATGAATCTCGAAGATACTGTTAAGACAGATGATGATTATCGTTTTATTGAAGCTGTAGGAACCGGCGTTCGTTATTCAAATTTTGAAGAGGTATTTGGTGCTGTAGATGCTGTTGCACTTATTAAACCGAAGAGTATGACAATTGATGAATGGACCGCAGCACTTGACAGATCGAAAACATATTTTGGTCGTCCATATGATAATCTATTTGATTTAAAAAGTGATAAAGAAATTAATTGTGTAGAACTTGTTCGTCTTGCATTATCGGGTGAACCAAATTATAAAACTGATTTTGTAGAATTTGAAAAGATGGTGGTGGCTAATAAAAAGCTAACACCCGATATGTTTGCACAATGTTCAGATTTTGAAATAGTTTACAAAGTTAAGAGATAGGATGTTGATTGATTATTAGTTTAATCTTTTCGATAGATTTCAAACTACAGAAACTTATCTTAGCACCTTGATGCATCGGCTTCGGCCACTCTCCGAGATCAATCCAACAATAGCCACAACTTTCTGAATTTAGCACTGGTATAAATTCATCTTCAACAACACTAACAAATGAGTAATATTTGAAATGTTTATCTCTACTTTGATAAACGTCAAAAGGATAAATCTTTTCAATATCAGGTACACTTCCCATTTCTTCAGTTAGTTCCCTGAGTAATGCATCCTTAGGTTGTTCTCCATTTTCAATCATTCCACCCCACAATGACCAACACATAGAATGTGTCTTATGTGGGGCCCGGAGATTTAAAAGAATTCGATGTGTTTTAGTTGAAACAAAGATTGTACCAACGCCTGTCTTATTCGTAGTTGTGAACTGTTGTTCCATCTGGTGCATGTATTATATTATCTATGCGCCAATAGCCGGGACCATATTGTCCATAATAGGTATATGTCCATTCTTGAGTTTCAGAATTAAATTGGTATTGGCTCGAGTTTGCATTATTTATAACATAATTTACACCAGTAGAATTTTGTGAATCAAATACAACTCTCCAACCTATACCGTTATATTCAATAATATCATTTGGATAAGCAATTATAAATTGTCCCCAAGGATTTGTGGGAACATTTGGAGGAATTGCAGGCTCCTCTCCTGCACTTGTCGAAGAAGTCAACAAATACCTTTGACCAGAAGCGGCCAATGGTAATCCATTTCCCGGCCATACTTCTGCAGGATCAATGATAGCTGTAATAGGCAGAATTGTATTTGGTGGTAATGTATCTAAATCAGGCGTAAAAAACAAGACATTTTGATGATCAGGATCTTGCTCTATGCCGCCTATAACGTCTGTGTCTGTGACGTCAAGATCAGGGTCAAGTTTTAGCCGAATTTTAGTGATATTCGGTGTAATCTGCCCGTATTTTTGTATGAGGTCGAACCAACTAAGTAGCGGATCCGCCTGCCCAAATTCGTTAAGCAATGTGATTTTCTCAATAGCGCCACTTCTCTCTACAGAGATCTTATGGTTTCCTTCAGTGGTAACAATCTGTATTGGTATGTTATCAAAGCACGAGAATGGGTCATATTCTTTATCAAGATGATCCCTAACATAATCAACATCTGCTACATTATAAACTCTTTCAACAATCTGAGCAATAAGACCACTTCTCTTAAGTTTAGCAGGTGGATTGATCCAAATTGGAACCTTAAACTTGAAACTTGTGACGTCACGGACATCTTCCCCGCCCTGTGGAATAGAACGATTAGTCCAAGTGTATCCTTCTAACCAAACTTCAAAAATACTTGTCCAATCGAGAATATTACTATTCTGTTGAATTTGTACAGATGGATTGAAAATTGTTAGAATTTGTTCTACAATTTGGAGTTTGGTATTTACGTTTGTTGTCCATAGATCAAGTTTGAATGTCGCATCATATGGAACAGGCATATATCTTTCTACATCCTGCCTTACACCGGGTTGATTGGTATACTCGCTACCAGTAAACTCTCTTTCTACTGTGGATAACTTACCGACATATTGAGTATCTTGTCTACGCTTTGGAGATATATCAATGCTATCAATCCAATAACTGAACAATGGAGATGGTAATAATGTATTTTCACTACCGCCTTTGATAAGTTGTGCTACAACCCAAGATGGATCACCATATAAGATTGGAACTCTTTGAATTGTATAAAGTCCATTCGCATCGGGGCCATTTCTGATTTTTATATCAGAGAAAATTCTTTGAAATTGGACGAGATAACGACGAATTTGGCCGTCATAAAAGAAATCCATTGGATGGAAACTCCTTAATCAATAATATACGACTATTTATCTTATTGATGATAAATAATTTACGATACACAAATAAGGCGATCTAAAAAAATGTATAATGGACCTAACCCAAAAGATATAGATATAAATTTTCCTGACCATACCTATGAATTAATAGTTTGTCTAATAGACGGAAGTAAGAGAAAGATTATACAAGAAAGAACATTAAAGAAAAATTACAATATTACAAAAAAAGAATATCAAGAAAAATTTCCTAATGCTCCATTAATGTCTTCAGCAGCAAAAGACCTGCGTTCAAATACAATGAGAAACTTAAATTTAAATAATAAAGATTTTCAGGAAAAGAGAATAAAAGCATCAAGGGAATTTCTTGAATCTGATAGAAGCGCTGAATATAGAAAATCACAATCAGATAAAGCAAAAGAACAACACAAATCTGGATTAGACCTATGTGTAAAGAAATATTTTAAGGAAAGATATATTGGTTCAAATGAACAAAAAAAGAGGAGTAAGAGATTTAAAGATAATAATCCAAATTATATTGAAGATTGTCAATTAAAGAAAAAAGAAACATATATTAAAAATAGCGAATTAGGATTACATAATAAAGAAACAAGATTTAAGAAAAAGAAATATAAAGATACAAATTTAATTTATCAATCAAGTTATGAATTAGATTTTTTAGAATTTTGTGAAAAAAACAATCTATTATTGAGAATTAAAAATTCTCCGTGTTTTACCTCCGAAGATTATCCATATAATTTCTATGCTCCAGATTATATTTTAGATGATGAATATATTATTGAGATAAAATCTTGGTATATAGAAAATTTACAAGAAAAAAGATGTCCTGGATTACTAAAAATAAAAGAGAGATTAATTATATCTAAAGGATATAAATTTCTCTATGTAAGAGATAAAGATTATTCAAGTCTACCTCTTATATGTTATTGAATGGATCGTTAGGATTTATAATGGGATCTCCCACTCCTGGAATAGGAGTTCCTTGCGGTGGAATGCCCGGTGCGCCTTCGTTAGAACTATTCCCTCGAAGTGCTGCTCTTCTTTCAGCTTCATCAGAACGTACCTTTTCATCGGCAAGAACTTTAACTTTTCTTGCTGCATATAAATCAACTTTTTGTTTTATAACTTGAGATATGGCTTGTTTTTCTGGAATAATAGTTCCATCAGACAGAACAGTATCTCTATTGTTATCAATGAATGTATCAAGCACTCTGTTGTATGCAGTCCATATTTTCAAAACATTTACCTCGATAAGTTTATAACAGTTACCTTGTTTTTGGAATAATCTTTCTGGATAATAATCAAGCCTCAAATAGTATTGTCCATCTGTCATTCCTTCTGGAAAAGAAACACCAGCACCAACAAGTGGCCCCGACGGTACCAAGTTCTGAAGATTGTTTGTTGATAAGTTTGGTGGAGCACCATCTCCACTAAAATAGTTACTACCTATTATAGGATACCATGTGGTTTGATCATTTGGATCCCCGGTATTAGGATCCAAATAGATATAAAGATTTGCACTTTCAAAGAATTTAGGATCAAAGAAAGCATTTCTTTGTGCTTCTGCTACAACTTCATCACCAATCTTAATAATTTCGCAGAATAAGTCTAATGAGTTTCTAATATTTGGATCACATCCTATTCCCGGATTACCACTTGGATCTGATGTATCAGTGAAGCCTGGTGGCATTACACCAATACCTTGTCCTACACCTCCAGCAGTTTGTCCTGATCCTGCCTGATCAATAATCTGAGAAAATTCTGGGGACGAAGTCATTTGTTTTGCTCTCACCAACCAAATGTGTGGGAACCATTTTTGTCCATATCCTTTGGCAGCATATAGAGCATCTTGAACAGCGTAATATCTATTTATACCGACTGCATTATCAAAGATTGGAACATCTCTCATGCTTGGAAACTCTAAAACATCTCCAGCAATAAGTTTTCTTCCTAACGCATCGAGCATATCATTATAATGAAATGTAATACGAATTACATCTGAACTTAAGAATACACCAAACTGTGAAAGATCATAAGTCACATCCTGTGGTTCATGATGACCTCTTAGTTCAATAACATTTGGATTATATATGCGATTGGTATTAGTAAGAAAAAGAACATCCTGAATTGAACCGATACCTGGATTAGGATTTCCTTGTGCATCAGTTGTTGGTCCTTCATACATATGTACTAAAACTGCATCTCCAGAAATTCTAAAGTTTTCACCTATAGTTTGATCTACGAACAAATAATCTGCCCCTTTAACTGGATTCCAAAGTGAAATTCTACCCATATAACTCCTTATTCATGTATTTATCTAAAATGATTTTATACAAATGTAATAATTCTATTTATTGATAAATAATGAATAAGAGATGACTAGCATCAATGCTAGACAGGGTAAAACCTGAACGGGAGAACTTATGTCAGTTACAATCAATGCCAAAGGCACGAGTGTACCAGCCTTCACGATTGGTAAAGCCGGTACCACAATCTATCAAGGTTCAGTTGATCCAGTTGGTTCAAATACTATTAAGAATGGAGATTATTGGCTTGATAACGGAACGAATAAGCTTAACACTCGAATTGGCGGCGTATGGTTAGCTCCTAAATTAAACAATCTCACAATTCCAACAGGTACTGGTTTCAGCGGACAAGTTCTTATAACTGATGGTACAGGTATTTTATCATTTGCTGATAGAGCTACAACTGGTTCTAATACTTTCACTGGACCACAGACAATTACCGCTACTGGTAGCACAACTGTTCCATCATTGAATCTTAATGGTTCAACAATGAATTGGATTGACTTCAATGCTATCGGGCTTGGAGCTCCAACGTTTACTACTAGAAGTGTTGGTACTAAACTTGTTCTTTATGAAACATTATCTGGAACTGCTGTTGATTATGGAATAGGTGCTGAATCGGGAGCCTTGTGGTTTAGTGCTTCCGATACAACAAATGGTAACTTTAAGTGGTACAGTGGCATCACAAATACAATGACATTGAATCCATTTGGTTCTTTATCTACCAGGGGTCCATTAACAATGGGTACCGGTATGGCTGGTCAGAATAACTTCTTGACAATTGCTGATCCTGGTATTGGTTTTTCTAATGGTTTCACATTTACTCGTTCTACAGATGGCGCCGGTATTTCTGTCACAGAAACATTATCTGATCAGACGATGTATGAGTTCACGATGTACGACAACCCTGATTCACCTTCGGATATGTTTCAATGGCGTTTCACAGATCATCAAGGTGCAAATGGTTTGTGGGTTCCATTGTGGATGGGTGGTAAATCACTTAGATTTTTAGGAACAAGTATTGATTTACGTGCAGCATTATCACAATCATCTGGAATTTATTATTCAACAGCCAATCCGGGAACTGGAACAACATTACAATTTCAACAATTTTTTAATACTTTATCTAAGCTTCGTATTATTGGTAGTACACTTGATCTTACAGTGTTTACAGTATCGGGTTATACCGGTGGTGGTCTCGGTGATGTAATTTGGATTAAGATTGATGTAGGTGGAACAACATTCTCTCATGGAACTGGCTCATATAACACTGGGCCGATTGTGGCATCAGGTCTCCCAATTACAACCGGTAATACAACATTAAGTAATGGTATTGTAGTTGCATTTACTACAACTACTGGTACCGCCGGTGATGTATGGCAGGCTCGTATCTGGAAGCAAGCTACAAATTCTATTGCAGCATCGAACTTTACCAGTACATTAGCAATGTCATCAACAACGGCACTTACTCAAACAGCTCAACTGGCCAGCATGGGTACAGGCGCTGACACTAACTTTAAATTGTGGGCAGCAAATGGATCTAATACTAATGCTTCCGGTCAAGAAATTGCAAGCTTTGGTACACGCTTTACAGGCGCAGGAACTATGGCTGCTGGTCTCAGTTTTATTCGTGGTAGTTCAACTGCAAATGAATATATGGATTTTTGGTCAAACAGTGGGTCTCGTGGTAGATTAGACGCAAATGGTGACTGGAATCTTGGTGCAGGTGCATCTCCAACAACTTTATTCGCAAGCGGACCTTTTGCTAGTGTAATACCAAAGGTAGAAGTAACAACAGGTTCTGCCGCCGGTTCGTACAATGAATTAATGACGATTCGTCATTCAAACACTGATGCAACGGTTGCAACTCGTCGACTCGGTATTGCATTTAAACAGAGTTTTGAAAGTGATGCCACAGAAGGTGCAAAAGGAGTTTATCTTTATTCAGAATCCCAGTTAGCGTTTTCTAATCAACCTGATTTTGTTGTAGCAACTGCGAATACCGAACGTATGAGATTGACATATACTGGTAACCTATTAGTTGGGACAACAGCGAATCCAAACAGTGCTAGATTCAAAGTTGGGACACAAGGTGTATCTAATGAGGCTTCTGAAGTTACTACTAGATTTAATGTTCTAAATGGTACTGCTGGTTCAACTATTGATATTTCAATTAATAATAGTACGAATAATGCCACACTCCAGCTCGGATCTACTGCTGGCGGTTCATTTGATAGACAGTGGCAAGTTGTTGTTGGTGGCGGCAATGTTAATGGTTCTGGTGCCGGTACAGGCAATGGTGAAGGTACATTCCGAATTACAGAAACAGGTGCAGATCGCTTAACAATTCGTCGTGGCGGCCGCGTTCTTATCAACACCACAGTTGATGATGGTATTCATCAGTTACAGGTTGCTGGTGCTATTAATTCAACTTTCCCAGCATATGTTAGTTCGGGCGCTACGAATAATGCTGGCACAGGTGGAGCAGTTCTTGGCGTTAAATTTGTTGCTTCAGGCGGAGCATTAACGAATTATAAAATTGCAACGTTACCTATCTCTACTGGTGGTACTTTCGATCATTTAGTGATCGATGGTGTATTTGATTCTGGCTGGAGTTCTTTGAATAAGACAACATTTAGAATTCTTGCAAGTAATAGAAATGCCCTAACCGTACAATACGAGAAGGGCGCACCACGTCAATCACATATTGATATTTACACAGAAGCGGATGGATCTGTATCTGTTTGGGCTGTATTTGATGCCGGCTCGTTCACATCTATGACTCTTGATATGCACGGTCTTGGAGGAACAGCAGCCACCTCTATTATTATGTTTTCTGTTCCGACAACCGGTACTCCGACTGGTACTCTGAGTTTTTCTACAGCAACAGCAACTCCGGCATATCAAATATCAAATGTTGGTCGTATCCTTATGGGTAGTAATAATGACGACCTTACTAATAAACTTCAAGTTACTGGTACAGCATCTTTTTCTACTGATGTGACACTCGGCGGAGATATTACTGTACTGGGTGGTGATCTAAGACTTCGCAATACCGGTACAGGTGCATTCAACTTTGGTATTCGTCATGGTGGAACACTCACTGCTGATCGTACATTGTTCTTTGATCTTCTTGACGGAAGCAGGACGTTTACACTTGCTGGTAACTTAACGACCGGAGGTAACGTTACATTTTCTGGTGGCGGTCCAATCACTCTCACTGCAACAGGATCAACATCATTGACACTTCCGGTTTCTGGAACTGTTATTGCAACGAAGCCAATGGGATCATCGTTAAACCCATATGTTGCTCATGATTTCACTACATATATCTTAGTATATGAAACAAAATTTGTCAACCTAAGCACTTCAACTAGTCCACCAACAGCAACAGGTCAAGGTTATCTATTCGGCATGGGAGGCGGAGATGTTACTCAGCGTGGTTTCGAACTTATGGGAACCAGCACTGATCAACTGTGGTGGCGCTCTAGAAACACAGATACTTGGTACCGTGGTTCAACAACAACTGGAACAGAAACTCTTTCTGGTAAAACATTAACTTCTCCAATTATAAATGGTACAGTAACAGGAACTGCCGTCGCATCGGCTAATACTCCTAGCACACTTGTTATACGTGACAGCTCGGGTAATTTTTCCGCAGGTACTATTACAGCATCATTATCTGGAAATGCAACATCTGCGACAACTGCAACATCTGCGACAACTGCAACAACTTTACAAACTGGTAGAACATTTAGTATATCGGGTGACGGTACTGGTACATCAGCGGCATTTGATGGTTCGGCAGCGGCAACAATTCCGTTAACACTTGCAACAGTTAATAGTAATATAGGAACATTTGGATCAAGCACGTTAATACCAATAATAACTGTAAATGCTAAAGGTTTGATTACCGCTGTTACCACTTCTTCATTGTCAGTTACTACTGTGGCTAATTTAGCTGGTGGTGTAGCAGGCTCAGTTCCTTATCAATCGGCACCGAGTACCACCTTATTCACAGCAGCAGGAACAACGGGACAATCATTAACCAGCACTGGTACTACCTCTCCAGTTTGGACAACACTTGATTTAACATATCTTCCAGATGCATGGATAAAGAAAGCTGTAAAAGTTGCATCTACAGCAATTCAACCAATCACTGCTAGAACCGCAACCACATTAACAATTGGTGGAACTTCGTTAACATATGATGGTGTGGCATTAGCCAATGGTGATCGAGTATTAGTTAAAAATAGCACCAGCGGCACTGGTTCCGGTCTTCACGATAATGGCATTTATGTTGTATCTGGAATTGGTACTTCGGTTGTATTTACTCGTGTTGCTGATGCTGATACAGCGAGTGAATTAGGTGGAGCAACAGTTAATGTTGATCAAGGTACGGTTAATGGCGGATTAACTTTCACTAATGACTTCAAGACAACCAGCACTGTTGGTACCACAGCAATGAATTGGTATCAACTTTTAAGTTCAAATGATGCTACAAGTCTTAACACAGCCAATAAGGTTGTTCAACGAGATGGAAGTGGAAACTTTGCTGCTGGTACAATTACAGCAGCATTATCTGGAAATGCTACTACAGCAACAACACTTCAAACAGCTAGACTTATTAACGGAGTTTCATTCAATGGATCTGCTGATATTACAATTACAGCAGCTAATCCAAATGCATTAACAATGAATAATAGTGGTTCCGGTGCAGCATCAGGAACTACTTATACTGGTGCCGCGGCTCAAACTATTTCATATAATACTATTGGTGCGCCATCAACTACGGGCACGGGCGCATCAGGATCCTGGGGCATTAGTGTTACTGGTAGTGCTGCAACATTAACAACTGCAAGAAATATTTCTGCATCGGGCGACGCAACCTGGACGGTAAGTTTTAATGGCTCAACAGATGTTTCCTCAGCACTAACTCTTGCTACAGTTAATGCTTCTCCACAGTCTGATACATTCAGGAAGATAACTGTTAACGGTAAAGGTTTAACAACAACAACTTCAGCTGTATTAGCAGCAGATATTACAACAGCATTAGGATTTACACCTGTCAATAAGAACGGTGATACAATGACTGGTTTGTTAGTATTGAGTGCTGATCCTGTTGCCGCATTGGGTGCAGCAACGAAACAATATGTTGATAGCGTAGCTGCAGGATTGGCCGCAAAAGCTTCTTGTAACACAGCAACTACCGCCACTCTTGCAGTTTCTTCGGGAGGAACAGTTACCTATGCAAACGGAACAGCCGGTGTTGGAGCAACATTAACAACCACAGGTAACTTTAATACCATCGGCGGATTTGCAACAACAAACGGTAACCGTATATTAGTTAAAGATGAAGCAACTCAAGCCAATAATGGTATCTATGTAAGAACTTCTGCAACTATTCTAACAAGAGCAACTGATTTTGATAATTCTCCTTCTGGTGAAGTTGATGGTGGTGATTTTACATTTATTTCATCGGGAACACTTGCTGGAACTAACTGGGTGCTAACAACAGCAGCACCAATTACAATAGGAACAACAGGTCTTGTCTTTACTCAATTATCGGGTCCAGGGACTTTTACTGAAGGTACTGGAATTGATATTACAGGTAATGTAATTTCTAATACAGGTGTTTTGAGTAATATTGCCGGTACAGGTATTAGTGTATCTGGTGCGACAGGTAACGTAACAATTGGAAATACAGGTGTAACATCTGCAATAGGTACAGCCAGTCAAATTGCTGTATCAGCCGCTACTGGTGCAGTGACATTTAGTTTACCAAGTGCGGTAACAATTTCAGGTACAATGACGGCCGGTACGTTCTCTGGAGCAGGCACTAGCTTAACGGGTACAGCAGCAAGTTTGAGTATTGGTGGAAATGCCACCACTGCAACCACTTTGCAAACAGCAAGGCTTATCAATGGTGTTTCATTTAACGGATCTGCAGATATTACAGTCACAGCGAATACCACAAATGCATTAACAATGAACAATGGCGGTGCAGGTGCCGCATCTGGATCTACATTCAACGGTAGTGCCGCACAAACTATTAGTTATAATACAATCGGTGCATCTCCACTTGCTGGATCTGGTTCTATTGCTACAGTTGGTACAATTACTTCTGGAACATGGAATGGAAGTATTATTGCTGGTCAATATGGTGGAACTGGTGTCGCTAATACAGGCAGAACTATTACCATTGGCGGTAACTTTACAACATCAGGTGCTTTTACTACTACTTTAACGGTTGGTGCTAATACTAACGTTACCTTGCCGGCATCAGGAACCTTGGTTACCACAACAGGAACAGGAGCAACAGGATCCTGGGCTATTAGCATTACTGGAACTGCAGGTACTGCAAATAGACTTCAACAGGTAGCCGCAACAGATGCTAACGTAGATAGAGGAGTTGGTGTAACTACCTTTGTAAACACTACCTCCAGTGTAAATTTTCCAACAGAATTTGGTAATACAATTGAATCTAGACGGAATTCTGGAAGTTCATCCGATGCAGGAACTTTTCAACTTCATTCGACAACCGGTGTCGATGAATCCATATATTTTAGAAAAGTAACAGGTTTCACAACAGTTGATACTTGGACAAATTGGCGGATAATGTTACATGCTGGAAATTTTTCAACATATGCTGCTCCTGCCGCGGGTAGTTCTAGTATTACCACTGTTGGTACAATTACTTCTGGTACATGGAACGGTAGTATTATTGCTGGACAATATGGTGGAACGGGTGTTGCCAATACAGGTAAGACAATTACAATTGGTGGTAATCTTACAACCACCGGAGCCTTCACAACCAATTTAATTGTAACTAATAATACCAGCGTTACCTTACCAACTACAGGAACATTAGCTACTTTAGACGGTGTTGAAACATTAACCAATAAAACATTAACAGCACCACAGATTAACGCTGGTACAGTTGGTGTATCGGCTACAGTTACAGCAGGAACAAACGCTCAAGGACAGGGTGCCTTAACTAGTGATTTCAGCATAATTACTGTTAATGTGAACAATCCGGGCGGTGTTACATTACCGACAGCAACCGTAGGTCGTACCATTGCATTATCAAATAGAACGGCTAATCCGGTTAATGTTTATCCAGCTTCAGGAGCATCTATTGATGGTCGAACTGTAAATACTTCAATATCTTTATCAGCAGGAGAAGCAAAACTTTTTACAGCAGGCACAACAACCGCATGGTATTCTGTTAGTTCCACAGAAGGTGGATTTACATATTCTGTTGCAGTTCCAATAAATCCGATAGATGGTGATAGATGGCTAAATGATTCTGATGGAATATTATATACCTATTTTAATGATGGTAGTTCAGCTCAATGGGTTGAATTTGGAAAAAGTCCAGTATTTTCAGTTCCAACTACGCCGTTGTTTATACAAGATGCACAACCAACTATTGAATCAGCATATCTATGGGTTCAGACAGGGTTAGGTGATACAGGTGAGGACTTTACCTTCTGGATAAATATAGTTTAATTGAGGACAAATAATGACATTAAAAAACGCATTTGCTGATATCGCTCTTGATGAAACACTTCAGAGGATCGCAATCTATCTCGAACAACTTTCTTCATCTTTGGGGCGCACCTATCCCGATTCTGGTGGTAACTTGCGAACTGTAATTTCGTCTGGTACTGTGACAACAGTTACTACAGTTTCTACATTGAGTAACATTGCCGCTATTGGTAGTACCAATGCACAGTATGATCAATATGAACAAATAATGATTGGCGCTAACGCAATTCGTAATCAAATCATAGTGAGCTAATATGCCAACAACAGTAAATCTTAGAAGAATATTAGACCGCAAGCAATGGGAAATGTGCAACTTAGCTCCTGTGAACTCACAGGCCGGTTCGTTTGTTGTTTCCAGCAATTCGGGAGATCAATACCAATTCTACATTGTCAATGCGACCACAGCATACATGTATGATCCAACCGAAGACGGTTGGATCCAACTTCCATCACCGGCTTTAGCTGGTACTTTTGGTGCCGGTTCTTGTGGTGCTCGTCATATCTACGGTCCGCGCGGCTTCCCAACTGCTGGCACAACCACAACAATGACGACAAACTTAAACATCCAACGCAGTCTGGATGGTTATAAGGTTCGTTTTATCGCTGGACCTAATGCTGGTACTGAAGCAACTATTAAGTCGAATACCGTTGGTGCTAACTCCGTTGTTACATTCACCACGACGTTGACAACCATTACAACTGCTTCAGAATTCATTATCATGAGCGGGCGCGTCTGGGTCATAAACGCCGGTACTTTAGCCGCTGGTTCCTTCAAATATTATGATTTCGCAACTAACGTTTGGACTAATGCAACTCAAACTGGCCTTCCAGCAACGATTGGTACAGATGGAAAGTTAGTGTCAACACCGGGCGGATGGATAAGCTTCGTTACAGGTACATCAACTGGTACGAACACAACAACAACTCTCAATAACACCAGCAAGAACTGGGTTGTTAATACTTGGACAAATTACCAAACTCGAATTACTGCTGGTACAGGAGCAGGTCAATTCAGAACAATTTCATCGAATACGGCGACAGCATTAACTGTTTCTGTTGCGTGGACTATAACACCTGATGCTACATCAGAATACGTAATTGAAGGTAACGATGATAATCTTTATTTCTTGGGGAATAACGCAATAACAATGTACAAATATAGCCTTGCTGGTAACTCATGGGCTACTGTGTCTCCGGGTGTGGCAAGAGCCGGCGCGGCTGTTGCTGGTATGAGTGCTACTTGGATTTATGATGTCACAAATCCTGCTTGGAAAGATGAAAGTGCTACCACTCAACCATTGGGTTTCTTGAATGGTAATTTTATCTATTCATTTCGTGGTACTACTGCTGTGATGGATAGATACAACATCACTACAAACGCATGGGAGAATGATATTGCATACGCTCCAAAAGTTGATACGATGGTGGCTGGTACATCTTATTCTTATATACAAGATAAGATCTATGCGATGCTAACAACTGGTCGTATAGTGGCTTTTGATGTTCCTGGTTACAATTTAGACGCAGTTTCACATCTCTGGTATACACAAGGAGCTGCGGCGATAGGAGATCGGTTGTTTGATATTGTATATACAGATGGTGCAACAGTTATTCGCTGGATATATTATATTACAGCAACACAACCAACACTCTTTAGGATACTCTTGTTCTAATGGATTTTCCTAGTTCTCCGGCATTAAACCAGCTATATACATTTAGCGGCACAACATGGAAATGGAATGGTGTTGCGTGGCAAGTTGATACCTCTTCTAATATATCACTTAGCGTTCCTATAACTTGGACCACAAGCGGAATTGGTCCTCCAACATTTAATACACGAAGTGCCGGTACGAAATTAGTTTTATATCCTTCTGTTGGTGCTTCTTCGGTAGATTATGCTCTTGGTATCGAAACCGATGCGATGTGGTATTCTGTAAAGGATGCAACAGCATCACATAAATGGTATTCTGGTATAACCAATATTGCCACATTGAATAATTCTGGATTGATAGTTCCGGGAACTATTACAGGTAGAACTATTGTACAAGCAAGATCTTCTACTTCTACAGATGGATTTATTAATATGCAACCAGGTAATGCTACAATTTCGGGATTTCTCGAATTTATGTCAGCAACTGGTGGTATCCGACAAGGGTTTATTGGTGCTACTAATACTAATTCGACTGTAGATACTGGTTTCATTTCTTATACCGCAGGAACACATAATTTTGGGGGTATAGTATCTGTAACCACTTCCGGTTCAACAGGTTCTATAACTGTTACCGATCTAGGTGCAAATGGTCCTAATATAAAACTAGTAGGAACTGGTGGTACCCCGAACAAATATATTCGTTCTAGTTCTGGTAATTTAGAAGTTGGTAATAGTGCATATAGTACAATTATATTAACATTGACTGATTCCGGAAATTTAACTGTAACAGGAAATCTTGCAGCAGCCAATTTAGCACTTGGTGGAAAATTAACTACTACTGGAGCATTCACAACTACATTTACTATTACTGGTAACACATCGATAACTTTGCCAACAACCGGAACTATCTATTCGGGTTCTGCCGCTCCGGTTGTAGGTGGAGTGATTTATGGTTCAAGTGCAACTCAGTATGGAAGTACGGCGGTCGGTACACAGAATCAAGTATTAACCAGTAACGCAGCAGCAGCACCGACCTGGACAACTCTCGATTTAACATATATTCCGGATGCCTGGGTAAAGAAAGCAGTACGTGTTGCATCTACAGCGATTCAACCAATTACAGCAAGAACAGCAACCACATTAACAATTGGTGGAACTGCCCTTACGTATGATGGTGTAGCGTTAGTAAACGGTGATCGTGTTTTAGTTAAGAATAGCACCAGCGGAACTGGTTCTGGTCTTCATGATAACGGTATTTATGTCGTATCTGGTATTGGAACATCAGTTGTTTTCACTAGATCTTCAGATGCTGATACGGCAAGTGAATTGGGTGGTGCAACAGTTAATGTTGACCAAGGAACAGTTAATGGTGGATTAGTTTTCACTAACGATTTCAAGACAACAAGTACAGTTGGCACTACAGCAATGAATTGGTATCAACTCTTAAGTTCAAATGATGCTACAAGTACCAATACTATTAATAAACTTGTATTACGTGATGGAAGCGGAAATTTTGCAGCCGGTACTATTACAGCAGCATTGTCTGGAAATGCAACAACTGCAACAACTTTACAAACTGGTAGAACAATTTCTGCAACTGGTGATGCAACTGGTACATCGGGTACTTTCGATGGATCAGCCGCAGCATCAATTCCATTAACACTTGCAACAGTCAATTCGAACACAGGTTCATTTGGTTCAGCCACAGTGGTGCCTATTATTACCGTAAATGCTAAAGGATTGATTACAGCAGTTTCAACTGCTACAATTTCAGCATCATCTGCAACAAATATAACAGGTGGAACAACAGGAGCATTAGTATATCAATCAGCTGCAAATACAACTGCATTCCTGACTGCCGGAACAGCAAGTCAGGTACTAATCGGTGGTGCATCAGCACCTGCATGGTCAAGCACTCCGTCTGGACTTACATCTGTTTCGGCTACAACTTTCACGGGCGCATTAACTGGTAATGCTACCACCGCGACTACTTTACAAACTGCAAGGCTTATCAATACAGTTTCATTCAATGGATCTGCAGATATTACAATCACTGCGAATACAACAAATGCATTGACGATGAATAACAGTGGTTCTGGTGCTGCATCAGGTACTACATTTAATGGTAGTACCGCACAAACTCTTTCATATAATACACTTGGAGCTTCACCTCTTGCTGGATCTGCATCTCTTACTACTTTAGGTACAGTTACTACAGGTACTTGGAATGCAAGTGTGATTGCTGGACAATATGGTGGTACTGGTGTTGCCAACACAGGCAGAACAATTACACTTGCTGGTAATCTTACCACAACTGGTGCATTCGCTACCACACTTAATGTTACCAATACAACTAGTATTACCTTACCAACAACCGGAACTATCTATTCGGGTTCTGCCGCTCCAGTCGCAGGTGGAGTGATTTATGGTTCAAGTGCAACTCAATATGGAAGTACAGCAGCTGGTACACAAAATCAAGTTCTAATAAGTAATGTGGCGTCCGCACCGACTTGGGCAACTATTGATCTTACATATCTTCCAGACTCTTGGGTAAAGAAATCTGTCAAAGCAGCAACTACCGCGGTGACAGTAATAACGGCTCGCACCGCGACTACACTTACTGTTGGTGGAACTGCATTAACAATTGATGGTATTACATTTGCTAATAATGATCGTATTCTTGTTAAAGATAGTACCAGTGGTGTCGCTGGTACTGGTGCTAATGATAATGGAATTTATGTTGTGTCTGGTGTTGGCTCAGCAATTCTTTTAACTAGAACGACAGATGCTGATACCTCTTCTGAAATTGGAGGTGGCGCAGTTAATATTGATCAAGGAACAGCACAGGGTGGTTTGAAATTTGCTACCACATTTAAGACAACAGATACTCTTGGTACTACAGCTATGAATTGGTATCAGGTATTGACATTGAATGATACAGCAAGTGCTAATACAGCAAGTAAGGTTGTAATACGTGATTCAAGCGGTAATTTCTCTGCTGGTACAATTACCGCAACATTATCTGGAACTTCATCATCAACAAATGCATTATCAGCAACTGCCCAAGCATCATCTAATACTTGGACCGGTGTTCAGTATTTTAGCACTACTGGTGCTGTAGGAGTTAATACTAACTCCGGATATTTAATTACAGGGTCACCAACGACTTCCACCGGAACTTTATCATTTCGTAATACAGCTTTTGGATTAAATATGGGTCTTGACTCTGATAATTGGTTTAGACTTGGTGGCTGGTCTGATGGTACAAGCGTATATAGATTTCAAAGTGATACTTCTGGTAACTTTTATACAAAGGGTGGTCTTTCGATCGGTGGATCTATTACAACAATAGGCGGTCTTACACCAACAAATAATGCAATTCGCTTAACACCTAATTTTCATATTAATGCTGCGGGCACTGGTAATACTGTTTATTTAAATTGGGATAATGGTTCAGCCGCCGGCGGAAACCTTTCACTTGTTGTTGCCAATGGTGCCACATCGGCGGTATTTACAGTAACATATGATGGTAGAGTTCAGATACTAAATTCTCTTGGTGTTGGAGCATCAGGCCCAAATGGTACGGCAGGTGATATTAATGTTTCGAGAACATCAAGCCCAGCGACAGGTGTTATCTTTCTCGGTAATACTGGTAGATATTTATATTTTGATAGTGTAAATTATAGTATGCCTTCTTCAAGTTTAGTTGTAGGCGGTGATGTGATAGCTTATTCTGATATTAGAGTAAAGAAAAATATCGAAGTTATACCTGATGCACTAAATAAAGTTTTACAACTTCGAGGAGTATCATTTAATAGAACTGATTTAGGTGATGATACTAAAAGACATATTGGTGTTATAGCTCAGGAGGTTGAAGAAATTTTACCAGAAGTTGTTTCTATCATAGGTCCCGGAGCCGAACCACCTAAAGAAGATGATATAGTAGATAAAAAAACTGTTGCATACGGTAATATGGTTGGTCTTCTAATTGAAGCAATAAAAGAGCTTAACGAAAAAGTTGAAAGTCTTAAAGTCGAAATTAAGTCTTTGAGAGGATAATATATGGGTGTTTTACCACCAAGTGGATCTCAAATTTCTATGGGTAGGGCTGGCCAAGCATATAATAATGTAGCACCTGGAGGTCAGAATGTTAGTTTCGGTGGTTCAGCAGGTATAAGCCTCAATGCACAGATTGGTCGTGGTGCCATAAATACAGCCTTTAGTGCGACCTTTGGTGGTCGCACTACTCCGTTCACATATTAATACTTGATCTGTTTGATTAAGTATAAATATAACTATGAGTACATCTAATCCTTTAATAGATATCCCTTCAACTCAATATTATTTTGATACATTTATAATTGGAGCACATCATTCTGTTCCACATATGATTGCTGATCTTTTAAAAAGAAAAGAGTTAGCAACTTCTGCTCTTGCAGAAACAAAATTTGAATATAAGAAAAAAGAATATATCAAGTTAATCGAGATGATTGATGATAAGTTATCAGAATATGATAAGAATGAGCTAAATGATCTTGAGTTTGTTGAATCTAAATATTGGATAAATGAACTTGCAAGAAGATCAGCAATTGAAATTAATTCGTATGGTAGAATTCGTCCTGAAACATTAGAGTTGCTATTATGTGTTGAGGAAGAAGATTTCAGAATGATAATGCAAATTGCAGCTGGAATTACAACTAAATTGGTAATGATTTCATCATATGCTGAAGCGATGTCGATTGCACCAATTCCAGAAAATATGCCAAGACACAAATGAGTATACAAGATACTTTTATTCCAACTTTATCAAAACCAAAGGTTAAAATTCTTCTCGGTGTTCCTTGTAGAGATATGATGTATAGTCATTTTGCATATTGTTTACAAGAGATTGTCGAGTATCATGCACGTCGTGGAATTGATACACAGGTCGAATTTAATATGGGAACGCTCATTGGTAATCAAAGAGAAAAGATAGCTGATAAGGCATTAGAAATTGGAGCAACTCATATACTTTGGTTAGACAGTGATATGATGTTTCCAAAGACAATTGGCGAAACTTTACTATCACATAATCTCGATTTTATAGCCTGTAATTATTCTACTAGAACATTGCCTAGAAAATGTGTTGCTTATAGTGAACTTGGAAATTGGAATTCATTTATTAGTACTGACGAAACTGGAATTATTTCTGTTGAGGGTGTTGGTTTAGGATGCGCTCTGGTAAAGACTAGTGTATTATATGATGTTCAAAAGCCTTGGTTTCCAATAACATATGATGCTGAAATTAATGATTATCTCGGTGAAGATTTTAATTTCTGTCGAAAATTAATTGAATTTGGGTATATTATTGCTGTTGATTGTGATGCCTCAAGAGAGATTTATCATATTGGAACTTCTGTTTTTGAATGGAAACCAACTGAAGTTGCTGAAGTAGTTGACAAGAGCACAACTGTATAAATATAGTAGAGACTTGTTGCGGCGTATGTTCGAGTTCGGATAGAGTAACGTCAAACTCCGGGACCAATACAAAGCAAGATGGTTTTGATGAACACTAGACATATTAGTGTGTAGTGTGCATAATACAAATAGCTGCCAGGGTAAAAAGATATGAAGTAGGCAGGGTGTAACGGTATGTTGCCGTCCTCTATCGCTATTTGTTACTGTTGTTTTATGGTGCTGTTGAATAAATAAATGAGTAAAAACTTTAAAGCCAAGCGTAAATTGAGCTTGACACCTATCTAAAACAACGTTAGAATCACAGATGATAAATAAATATAGCGCAAGCAATATGTCTGTCTCTAAGAAGATAACTTGAGTAACTTGACAGACTAACTATAACTTGTTAAACTTGCGGCTTGATGGGAAAAGACACAAATAATACGGTGTTTTTACCTAAGATGATAAATAACTTTATGTAAACGAAAGTTTACAAACCTTAACTTAACTTGAGATTTTGAAAGACTAAAATGATTGAACGACAACTGAAAACTGCTAATGAGATGCATATGGTGGCCTTAGCCTCCAAGCGCCTCTGCGCCGGCAAAGGTTATTGGTCGTTTGGGTTCACACCTAGTAATGAACAAGATCCAATTACGATGGCTTCCTTCTACAAGGAGTCTGGAAACTAAAGATAAAAGTATCCAGAACACTTATAAAAGGAAGCCGCATAGGAAACTAAGCGGCTTTTTTGTTGATATTAAATATATGAGTAAGAAAATTTCGAGCATTGGTAATTATGCTGATCTTTACTATAAAACAAAGATCCATAATAGATTTTTGATCGAAACTGGGCAACTTAAGAAGAAAAAGAAAGATAAGATTAAGATAATCGAATCTAAGAAGAGAATTGTAAATTTTAAGGAGAAAGTAAGACCAGTAACTAAACCAATGGTTACTAACGAAGAAATATTATATAGAAAACTCCTGGATAATCGTCAAAAATATAAAGACGAAATTCGAGTTCACGGTGAACAGACTTTGATTAAAGAAGGTTTTGTTTATTTGATTGAGAATGAATCATTTCCAGGTTGGGTCAAAGTTGGAATGGCTTTTGATTATGAAAAGAGACTTAGCGTCTATAATCAATATGATCCTGAAAAACGATATGCTATTGTAGGACTTCGATGGGTAACTGATCGTAGAAAGATGGAATCTTTTATCATAGATAAAATGAATCTGTCTACTCTTAAAAGAGTTGGCGAATGGTTTAAGATTGATGTTACGACTTCCTTAAATATTTTCTATTCCGTAAACGAATAGAAAAGAGTGTAAGTATACCTGTATAACAGCAATACACTATAATAAAGCGCAGCAATGAGCAGGGGGTTCTGGAGATAGTATCAACTATCAAGAGACAGGCATACGACGTGTATGCATATTTTTTAAGAATTATGAATTAGTTTTTAAGAAATATTATGTTTATGTGTCTTGTCCCCGCTTGCAGTCTGTAAAACTGTAGCCAAAATAAGGTGGGAGGTAGGCAAGTGGTTCGATTCCATCAAGACACACCAAGTTTATGGGCCTTTAGGGGAGCGGGCAAACCCACCATCAGTGAAGATGGCACCTTCTGGTTTCGGTAGTTCAAATCTATCAGGGTCCACCAATTTTTCTTGAGATAGACGAAGTGCTAGAGTCCCAAGTAACGATGCCGGCGAAAGCCAGGCACTGGTTTTAACGTGAAGTATGGTTTGTTAAAACTCGCTCTTTCGAGACGACAACTATTGAAAAATAGTCTCAAGAATTTTATTTATGGGGGCAGCAGAGGGCTGCGGGTGATCCTTGCAAGATTGCTGTCTAGTTCGGTTCGATACCGACGGCCTCCACCATATTTATTGTCCGGACAGCCTAGTGTTGTGTATATATAACGCAACTGTTTCTATACATGTAAACTAGGTGGTGGTATCGAGCAGTGGAGTTAGGCGCGCGGTTGCGAAAGGGTGAAAATCCTGCCTAATGTTGCGTCGTAATGTTGTAGAACAATAACCTGACAAATACTACAATACAATAAAGTTTTCTAAAGTGTTCGTTCAGCAAATTCAAAATTCAACTTTTAATTGAAAATAAGAACACTGTTTTATCATGCCGTTGTCGCATTCTGATGAGTGCAACCGCCTGTCTAGCGGATTTAGGAGGGTTTGATTCCCTTCAGCGGCGCCAAGTTTAAAGAGTACCTTCAGCAATCCAAAAATTCACTGTAAATGAAGCCAAATGTGTACTCTGTTTTAGTTTGCTAAATATTTGCAATACGGAGAAGTGTATGCAAAGAAAAGAAAAGAAGATTCTTAAATTAAGGAAGAGAGTAATTTTTTTACATAAAAAGATTGAGAATAATGTAGAATTACAGAAATTAATGGAATTAAGGAGAGAACTCGATATAAGTAACATTACATTTAGTCGATCATTAAAATGTTTGAGAAGATTGGGTGAATTAGGTAATTTAGGTTTCTCCGAGTCTGAATCAAATGTTATAGTAGAAAAAGAATTTGGAATGTCATGGGATGAGATTATGTATGGTACTCCATTAGAATTAGAAAATAAAAAAAGACATAACGAAATTCATGAAACTGTAATGAACACTCCGATTGTTAAAGAAGCTTTATCAAAACATTCGAAATTGAGAATGTTAGAAAAAGAAATAAAATCCGACATTTTCGGTCGGTGTTAGAATAATGCCCTATTAGTTCAGTGATAGAATAACTGTTTTGTAGTCAGAGGACGATCGTTTGATTCGGTCATGGGGCTCCAATTTATTTTCTTCTAATTATTTCTTGTGTGATAACTTTATAAGAGTCTGGTGTTAAGAATACAACTTGAGTGGTGTGATCTTCATGAATGATTCCGTCATTATCCATTAAGACATTATATCCTAATTTACGAACGATTGCATTCCAGTAGAAAGGACTTCGTTGATCTTTGTCCCAGAGATCCATAAAGATTCCTGCAATTTTATGCCATGTTTCTCTGACATTCATATCCAAGAATGGTTTAGCATTTTTATCAGTAATATTCGTTTTTTTCTTATAGAAATCATAAGCTAATCTCATAAGATTGTTTAATGTATTTTGATTTGTAGATGAAAGGTTGAGTATTTTTGCAGATGAACTGAATGTTAGAAGTGTTGCAAATTTATATTGATCATAGAAATAATTACTTTGTAGATCATGAAGTGCTTCTTCAACTGATCTAGCATAGAGACCAGCTGGTGTAAATTCCCAGCCATAATTTGGATTTATTCCAAGTTTATCAATTCGACTAAAATGAACAAATAGTTTATCGCCATATATTTTTTCATTTTGTTTTATAACGTCGATAGTTTTAAGTTTTGGATTTTGATCAGGATGTGATCGTATTTCAGATAAGTTCATAATGATATTTATCTATATTCAGGGTGTAAATCAATGGTAGACTCCCCGGCCTGGAACCGGACGACGGTGGTTCGATTCCACCTACCCTGACCAAGTTTTGTTAGAGTAATTATAAAGTCGATACTATCCCGGTTCGCTCTACGTAAGTATAACACGATGGTATGTGATGAAAGTCGAACCTAACAGTTTTTATTTCAGTCTATGATGAAATGGTATCATCCCACCTTCGGAGCGTGGAAGCGCAAGTTCGATTCTTGCTAGACTGACCAGATTTCCCTCTTTAAGTAAATGGTATACTAAGCGACCGATAATCGCTAATTCCAAGTTCAATTCTTGGCGGAGGGACCAAATTTATTCACCTGTCGTCTAATTGGTAGGACATGAGGTTTTGGCCCTCAGGATGCTGGTTCGAACCCAGCTGGGTGATCCACATTACATCGCGTTTGACTTTTGGTGAGGTCAACTGGCTTTCAACCAGTGTAGACGGGTCCGATTCCCGTACGCGATACCATTTCGGGTTGTTGACAGAGCGACAGATGTACCTCCCTCTTAAGGAGACTCAGCAGGGTTTGACTCCCTGGCAACCCACCAAAATTTGAGCCTATCGATCTCTAATCTATATTAGATAGGCCCTCTCAATCAATGCTCCTTCCCTAGTCTCTATTAACTATATTAGATAGGTGCTCCAATAATGTCGCTGTAGTGTAAGGGTAACACACTTAAAGAAAGTGATCCTGACAAGGATACATACAGCAATCAAAATCATTCCATCATAAGGAAGTGATGACGCGTTCGACTCCGTCCAGCGACACCAAATGTTAATCGAACTTAGATAAATAGTGTATTAACTTTTTATCGGAGTTCGATTATGAAACAATGTCCTAAATGTCCAAATTTACATAATAAGCCTGGGGTTTATTGTTGTAGAAAATGTGCTAATAGTAGAACATGGACAGATAAAGATAAACTAAAGAAATCTATTTCGGCTAAACAATCCTCTAGACTATTAGAGTCTAATAGAAAGACTAATAAGATTAGGACAGAAAAATCATTATTGGTGTCTAAGAATGTAGAACAAAGAATAGATACTTGTAAAAAACGAAGATCAGAAAAATTTGATAAAGGCGAATTAGTAGAAAATTCGACAATAAAACAAGTCTTAATTGAAAGATTTGGATACAAATGTATGAAATGTGGAATATCAGATTGGTCGGGAGAACCATTGAGTCTTCATTTAGATCATATCAATGGATTTTCAAATAATAATTTGCCATCTAACGTTAGATTATTGTGTCCAAATTGCCATTCACAAACACCAACTTTTGGTGCTAAGAATAAAGGCAAGGGGCGAAAAGCATTAAAACGAATTAGCGACACCAGTTGACAAAGTGATGTACTTATTGTATAGTAAGAGAGTACATTACTACACAGAAAGGTATACATGAAGAACTACATTGGTTTTGCACGAGATCACTCCGGCTCGATGGCTACTATTGCACGTCACGCCGCACGTGACTACAATGATAACATTGTGTCGATCAAAGAGGAAGCAGCCAATCATGGCATCGATACTATTGTATCGGTTGTTGAACTTGGATATGGTAATACCAATCAGGTACGTACCGTTATCAAGAATTCGTCTGTCACTGCGTTGAAGCCGATTACCGAATCGAGTTATAGCGCCAGGGGCCACGGAACTCCGTTGTTTGATGCGGTGGGTGACTTGGTTGAGCAATTGAAAGCTGTTCCGGATGCCGATGATCCTGATGTTTCTTTTGTTGTGTTTACCACCACTGATGGTGAGGAAAATGCAAGCTGTAAGCATTCGGGTTCATCCGTTGCAAAGATGATCAAGGAACTTCAAGCAACTGATCGTTGGACGTTTGTGTTCCGTGTACCGAAGGGTTATAAGCGTTCGCTTACCCAATATGGTATTCCTGATGGTAACATTCAGGAATGGGAACAATCTGAACGTGGTGTTCAAGTTTCTACCGCTGCTACCAAGAGTGCGTTCAAGGGCTTCTATGCAGCTCGTGCTACTGGTGTAAGGAGCACTGACAAATTCTATACTGACATGAGTAATGTCAGCCTGAAGGAAGTAAAAGCCACTCTGGTTGATATTTCTAAGCAGGTGGATGTGTATGAAGTGGATGCTCAGTGGGACGGTTGCCAGATTCGTGACTTCGTGAATGATCAAGGCGTTACCTTTGTTAAGGGTTGTGCATTTTATGAACTGAAGAAGACCGAAACTGTTCAAGGCTATAAACAGATTGCCGTTCGTGATAAGACGACTGGTGCTGTTTACAGCGGATATGGTGCGCGTGATCTTCTCGGCTTGCCGCATTCCGGTGATGTTAAGGTTGCTCCGGGCCAGCATGGTAACTATGAAATCTACGTCCAATCGACGTCGGTTAACCGTAAGCTTACCAAGGGCATGGGCCTGATGATTTGGATCGGTGCTCCGGTCTAAATGAAAAATCCAAGCTCGAAAGGGCTTGGTAAGAACAAAAGATAGACGAGTAGACCTTGTACATGTATACTCGTCCGTAAGTCGCGCAAGTCTGTTAGGCGCGTTACTAAGTCCAGGCACGAATATGCAGGTGTGGTGTCTAATGGTAGCATCATAGTCTTCCAAACTAAAGGCGCGGGTTCGATTCCCGCCACCTGCTCCAAAATTTAGCAAGAAAGGTTACTGCATTCAGCAGATCGCCGGTAGGCCAGGCCCTTTCTGTAATGCATTAAGTCCTGGCTCGGCACCAATTTGGGTCTTTAATTCAATGATAGAATAGCTGCTTGATAGGCGGCCTACGAAGGTTTGACTCCTTCAAGACCTACCAAATATGATGTATGCCGTGGACGGCAAAGCTGAACTAAAGCCAAGTCTAGGTTCGATTCCTATATACATCAGATAATTCAATTCCGCAATCGTATTCTCGGTGAGTACCCTTGGCTGTTAACCAAGTGAGGAGCGTTCGAATCGTTCTTGCGGAGCCAAATCGAGGGGTTATCTGTAAGCCTGAATAATGCACTAGGCAACAGACAATTTAGGTGTGAAGCCTGATTCAAATATATCTCGGTAGCACAGCGGTCTATGATAAATAACTGTGCTACCGGAGAAGTTAATGTTATCATGTAGATTTTGTGATAAAGAATGTCATAATGAGAATAGTCATAGAAATCACGAAAGGTGTTGCCCGATAAATCCAAATAGAAATTATGTGAATGGGATGAAGGGAAAAATATCATCTAAAAAAGGTAAAACTAAGTTTACTGATGAAAGTATAATGCAGGGATCTTTAACTTTTAAAGAAAAGATTCGAATTGGTGAATATATTCCACATAGAACTCCTCATACTTTGGAATGTAAAGAAAGAATATCGTCTATAATGCAGAGTAAGATGGAAAATCGTTATACAGCATCTAAAAGAATTTTGTATAATGGTGTTAGATTTGAATCAAACTGGGAATATGAATTAGCGATTGATTTAGATAAAAATAAAGTTAGATGGAATAGACCATCACCATTGCTTTATTTTGATTTAAATAATCAAAAGAGAAGATATTATCCTGATTTTTATTTAATAGATTATGATCTATATCTAGATCCGAAGAATCCGTATGTTCGCATTTTAGATAAAGAAAAGATTGAAAGAGTAATAGAACAAAATAAAATAATGATTATGATCCTAGATAAAACTCAGTTGAGTTGGGATTATATAAAGAAAAATATACCATTAAGATAACGGCAGTCGTTGGGTCTCCAAAACCTTAAAGTCGGGGTTCGAATCCTCGATGGTATGCATATCCGACCTTGGTGAAGGTGGTCCTCACGCATGTCTGAAGAACATGAGAACTCTGATCGTAACAGAGAGGTCGGGCCAATATAATTTGAAGTATACGAGGATGTTCTATTGGGTCCACATGGGCTGGTAGACGGGTACCTACTTCGAAACAAACGTGGAATGTTGTGTGGCCACACAACAGACCAACAGGATTATGTGACTAGGTATGTGACCTTACATCGCCGCTATTCCGAAAATTATTTTGCCCCCGTACGCTAATTGGTAGTGCGGACACGCTTAGAACGTGTTGGATGGGAGTTCGAATCTCTCCGGGGGTACCAGTTTGAAGGATACATGCAGCAAAAGTCTTAATAAGACTAGTTGGTTCAATTCCAACACTACGCTTCTGCGTTGTACGCCAAATGGTTTGGCAATAGGTTGATAGCCTATCTAAAAAGGTATCCTGTTTAGTTTCTGAAGGTTGATTACAGCAAACAAAAATATACGAGCCAAAACTTTTCGTGCCTGTCCCGCTGGGGGTGTTGCGTGGGTTCGAGTCCCGGGTTAGCAACAACAACCTGTTTTATTTTAGGTCATTCATATAAATAATAATTTATATGGAGGCCATCATGCTTAAACCACGTGTATTTAAATGGAAACCGGAGGTAGCAGATCATAGAGATAAGCTCTTTACTGCCTCTTCAGCGGTAATACTTCCTGATTATATTGCTCCATTGAGTGTAAATAATCAAGTTGAAGATCAAGGTCAGTTAGGTTCCTGCACCGGAAATGCAGCAACCACAGCATTAGAAATAATATTGGGCACAGGTGTTCAATATTCTAGGTTGATGGCGTATTATACTGCTCGAAAAATAGAAAATAATACAAAGTACGATGATGGTGCATATATTCGTGATGTCATCAAAGGTATTTGTAAGTATGGCGTAGCAACTGAGGCAGTTTGGCCATACATCATTGAAAGATTTGCAAGGAAACCGTCGACAAGAGCGTATAAAAATGCTAAACTTATACCTCCGATGATTAGATCTTATCAAAGATTAGATACCATCACTGATATAAAGACAGCATTGGCATTGAGAATACCTGTTGTGTTTGGATTCTCAGTCCCTGAATATTTTATGAGCGATGAAGTTGCGACAACAGGATGGGTTAGATTACCAACAGACGAAGATTATATTGTTGGCGGCCATGCTGTAACCGCAGTTGGTTATGATGAAAGAGATGTTAAAGAACCATATGTATGGGTTAGAAACTCTTGGGGAACCGGTTGGGGACTTAACGGAGATTTCAAGATGCCATATGGTTGGTTTGAAGATCCAAGAAGGTTAACAGATGATATCTGGATAATGCAACCAGAAAATTATCAATAAAGATTATGGTGAGGTTAGTTTAATGGCAGAATTGTCGTCTGTGAAACGACGGGCGTGGGATCGTAACCCACCCTCACCCCAATTAATCGCTCGGTGCCGGAATGTTTAACGGGGCCGTCTGCAAAACGGTATTGTGTGAGTTAAATTCTCACCCGAGCGTCCAAACAATAAAATACTGATAAATAGCAGTATGAGATTATTTGATTTTTCATTATCTGAAGCGATTAGTGCAACCACTTTGAGAAATTCTTTGAAAAAGGAAATAAAGAGCGAGATTTTAGATAGTGTTCATCAGATAGGTTATAAAGAACCACAGCTTGATCCTGAAATAAAGGAAGAAGCAAATAAAAATGTTTCATTGTCTAAACCAATGGAGTTTGTTGAGAAGTGGTTGAAGGAACAACTTGATGTAAGGGTATCTCAAGGCATTTCAAATATCATAAAAGCACATACTGGCATTGATTGCCGTGTTAGATTTGAAGATATGAAGACCGGTGGCTATGCATCCGGCACCGATATGGCAATAAATAATAACCATCTTAGTGATTTAGCAAAAGAAATATCTGAATCAATGTATCAAGTTACATTAGATAATGTCGAAGAGGAACATAAAATAGTTGAAACAATGTTTAGATCCTTCAAAACGGTAGATAACTATGGTTTGTATTATAAAAGCTCATTAGATAGCGAGATAAACAAATTAATATCGATAGTTGTGCATGAACTTGTGCATGTTATGCAACATTCAGCTCAATCGAGACAAGGTAGAGGACGTACCGAATATAGAAGTTATCTTGAACCAAATAAAGAAAAGTTTCATTCGATAATCAGCAAGATGCATCGTGGTGAAGAGACTACTCCAGAAGAAGATAAGATATATAGGGCCAGTCCTCAGGAAATACCTGCATTTGCTCAACAAGAAGCATTAAAGTTTATTGAAAATGCAGATTTAGATGATATGGATGTACGACATTTTCCTGAATATAAAAAAGAATTACCACAGGAATTAAGATGGTATGTGAATAATAAATTTCACAATCCTGATAACTATAAAGAATATGCTGTGTTTAAGAGATTTCATAAAATAATGTATCAAGAAATTATGAGATACATTGAACAGACTGAACATCGTTTACTTAAACAACAAAGAAGAGATAATGCCGGATGATCCACGTGTGAATCCACGTGCCGGCTCCAAATTTCAAAAACTCTATGGCCGGGCTACAGGGAGTGTAGCAGTTTGAAACCGCTGTGGAGGCGTTAGCAATCCGTTGAGATTGGGGAACCATACTCAATCTTCTTTGCCCATTTGGGCGGAACCTTGACACCCTGCTGTTCTGGTGGAAGCAGGGATGGAAGCTAACCCATAGAGTTAACTATTATGCCCCCGTACGCTAATCGGTAGTGCGGATATTCTCAAAAAGTATTGGTTGTAGGTTCGAATCCAACCGGGGGTACCAAAAATATATAGATAAATACCTTAAACAGGGATTATTATGCCAGAATTTCAAGAATTAAGAATAACACCACCAGTTAAATTAATGGAGAATGCTCTTACTGATGAGGAATGTAATTCATTAATAGAAGAAGCAAGAGCAAACCTAGTACCCGGTAAGATTTATGGAGATTCTGGTGATCCTGAAGTTTCTATTAAACATAGAAATTGTTCAGCATCGTTTGTAGATGATGAAAGTTTAATAGGTATACAGATAAGAGATAAAATTTCTAAAATTATAGGAATTGATAAATCGAGATTTGATAAAATTACTGTTATAAGATATCTTCCTGGTGAAGAATTTAAGAGACACACCGATTATATTACTGGGCCTAATGGTGCTAAAAATATTGAAAAAGGTGGTTATAGAATTGCAACAGTTTTGATGTATCTCAATGATGATTTTGAAGGTGGAGATACAGATTTTCCTTGGTTAAGATTATGGGTTTCTCCTAAAAAGGGAAGTATTCTATACTTTGATTACAGTGATCCAGACCCGTTCGTAAAACGGGCATCAGAACATTGTGGAAAACTTGTCACTAAAGGTGAGAAATGGCTTGCTACAATTTGGATTAGAGAATATTCAAGAACTACATTGTTTTTAGATCATAGTAAATATGTTGACATAAATCCTATAATTTATCCACCACTTGTTGATACGTCGTTTGAACTAGAAGTTGGTCCGGAAAACGATAGACGGATAATGAAAGTAGAATTGCCAGTGAATCGTGAACCGGATAATACTATAATCGTCGGATTTACCGGTGGAATGGATAGCTCTTTATTATTGTATATTCTAGGAGGGCTTAATAGCCAACAGGTTGTACCTTATTTCATAAAACCGATAATGATTACAAGCGATAACGGTAGTCTCAACAGTCAAGCAATTACCGATGATAAAGCCAATGCTGAACTAATGATTGATATTATTAGAAATAAGGTTAATGGTAACATTTTAAAACTTACAACTCATCCTGGACCCGTAGATAGAATTCCTCAGGATCAGGTTCCACCCGGGTTACATAATTATTTCACTAATATTGATGAAAAACGAAAATATTCTAATAATATGTTTCTCTTTTCGGGTTCTAATGAAATACCCGGTCCAGGGAGTGGGCTCGATGGTGGGCCAGTAAGGCCAACAAATTTTCCTGATTATGTGAGATTACCATTCTTACTTCTAAAGAAATATCATATTGTTGATGCTATCATACAATTGGGATTAGAAGATATTTTTGAGTATACCGCAAAATGTGGTAAAAATCACACCTCATTATATGACCCTTGTAGCAATTGGCATTGTATGGAACGGCGTTGGGGATTTACAAAGATAAATAGAGAAGAAATAGGAAATAAATATTTCATCAATAAGGAAGTGTAAAATGGATATTCAATATAATGAGATTGCCAAGAGAGAAATAGAAAGAAATATGAAAGAGAAAGAAGTGCCAAAAAATACACTTCCTCCTGCATTTAAAGTTGTACATCTTGATAGAACATCAAATATCAATTTAGGTCCAGCACCGACTGCACCGGTAACTCCAGTATCAACTTATTGATTTGCCTATGAAAGATAAGGATACAATTCCTGAAACTTGGGCATCGATTGAAGAATTTACAGATTGGTACCTATCAATGGGGACACCAATCTATCCTCCGGTCGATGCCAGGGTATATGTGACAGATACAACTTATAGTTCAATAATTTTTCGACAAGATGTATTTCAGGTCGAATATTATTTAATGAAACCAAATTCATATTTCCCTCCGCATAAACACATTGATTTCAACAATATAATTATTTTCGTTTCCGGAGAAATGTTTGGATTAAGAGGTAAAACACCGGAAGAAATAGATGGTATAGCTGATCTTGAATATGAATCATTAGCTTCTGTTGGAAGGCTTAATGATGATATTAAGGATATAAATAAACCTCATTATCAATTTTTAGATTATGGTCTTAAACTAATTCCCGGCGAGTATCATTCTATTAGAACTTTTGACCGTGGTGTATGTTTTTTAAGTATTGAACAATGGGTTAGTAAGAATAATTTTATGTCTAGTGCAACTATTGCCTATGATGGGCAACCGTTAGGACCAATGCACGCAGAAGAATTAGCAAAGAGAAAAATAAATTAACATTTAATGTCAGAGTTTACTATATCGAGAATCTCCTCTTGTTAAGACAATGATGAATTTTCTTACACATGAAGAATGTCAGTCTTTAATTGAAGAATATAAAGACAAGCTAAGAGACTCCACGTTATTAAGTTACTCTGGATATGGCGCTATTCCGAAAGGAATGAGAGGATCATGGAGTGCTAGAACTGATAGTAATAATTTACTTGTATCAAAAATTTGTGATAGAATCAGTTCTATATTAGAAATAGATAAAGATCGATTTGAAGACTTAGAAGTTATCCGATATAAAATGGGTGATGAATTTAAACTTCATTCTGATTTTTTCAAAAGTTTCGAAGCTCTGCAGGCGTGTGAGGAAAATGGTAATAGAATAGCAACAATAATAATTTATCTTAATGATAATTTTGAAGGTGGTGCTACAGATTTTCCATTGCTCAATGTTTGGGTTGAACCCGAAGAAGGTAAATTTCTCTTCTTTGATTATAGCAATCCAGATTTGAAGATAAAAAGTTCAACTGCACATCATGGCAGACTTGTTACCAAAGGCGAAAAATGGATTGCTGCACTTTGGATAAGAGAACGAAAAAGAACAGCAAACAAGCCAGGTTGACCACCAGGCGCTGGGTCTGCTACTATAGCTCAGGTTAATGGTTAAAGTTCTGCCGATAAATAGCCTGTTAGCACGGTGTAAGTCCAAACCCGGGGACGATTATTATAGATCCGGGGACAGGTGGCAATAGTTAGTAGATTTTTTAGATATGGGCCATTAGTTCAGTTGGGAGAACGCCTGCCTTGCAAGTAGGATGTCGAGGGTTCGATTCCCTCATGTGTCCACCAAAATTTATGCCGATGTAGCTCAGTTGGTAGAGCGGCAGCTTGAAAAGTTGTGCGTCGCTGGTTCAAACCCAGTCATCGGTACCATTCACTAAGACTGTGTTAATATTCCCCTCTGCGAGAAGGTATCACTTCCACGCCTGATAGTATGGGACAGTCTTATATAGAGACGGATTTAGTTCAAAGGTAGAACGCCACCAGACCCGGTGGGGACGCAGGTTCGAATCCTGCAATGCGTAAACAAACAATGCCTGGAGAGTGCAGCTGGTGAAGCCACCCTTCTTACAAATGGGATTAGTAGAGTTCGATTCTCTATCCAGGTACCAATAATAGGTCATAGAGGCGCCGTGATGTCGCATGGCTTTATGATCTTCCTTTTTATGGGTGATGATGCTGGGCGGCCCCAGTCTTAGTCTTGAAAACTAGTGTATCGGTGATGAGCCGGTAGGCGATCGACACGACCCTTCACCCGCCATATTATGGTAAGTCGTTGACAGCGGACGAGCTGGGTCGCACCCGGCGAGAGGATTCGCGATCCTTACTTACCTCCAGATAAATATCATATGTTGCCAATTATTGAATTTGATTTTGATTTTGATAAAGAGTTATTATTAACTCAAGCGTCTGATATGGAAGGTTATGAACCTTTTGTCGATCCTCTCAATGGCGATGTGTTTGATGGTTGGGCAATAAAAAGAGTCAATACAGGATATGCTCAAGAACTATCTGATCATTTTCAAAAATTATTTGATTTGAAAGACTGTAGACCAAGATTTTATATTCAGAGGCCAGGATTTTCACTAGGTTTTCATAAAGATAGAGGAACACTTTGTAGTTTTAATTTTCTTTTATCAGATAATTTAGATGTTATAAATTTTAGAGAATTTGATTGTTATTATAAAACAGGTTTATTAAACACTCAGGTAGAACATGCTGTATTGAATGTTTCATCTGACAGGTTATTATTTAAAATAAGTGTCTTTGATAAGACATTTGAAGAGATTAGTGATGTTTTGTTTCATAAATTATTACGCCAATAAACAAATATTAAGAGAATATTTCTTTAAGAATTTTCTAAAAGCCCGTCATCATCAAACTTCGGGTAGCGAAATACATTATTGGCTAAAATTATTCGGTGGTAAGGAATTAGTTAATCCTGTTTTACAAGATATGGGTTTATATGGATTAAATGTATTACCTAGATTTTCATTTCAATATAAGAATACAAGATTACCGGAACATATTGACATAGATAGAATAGTTGGTATCAATATCAATCTAATAGATGATTGGATGCCCACCATTCGTATAAATGGATGTTCATATGCATATGAATGTGCTTTGATTGATGTTGGTTCAAAGATTCATAGTGTCGAACCTGAACCACGCGATAGGCTTGTATTAAAACTTGCGTTCAGGGAACCATGGGATAAGATTTATGGTATTCTTAGACAAAGGAATTTAATTACATATGGTCACGAGTGTGATTATTATCAATCAATTTTATTAGAAGAAGATAAACAGTTTGTAAAGATTTAAAATCAGTTGACATGTGTCTATATAAGTCGTATAGTTAGAGAACATTGCGGGATTGGTGCTAGTGGTAACACGAGACCTTGCCAAGGTTTAGTTGCGAGTTCGATCCTCGCATCCCGCTCCAAACATTGATGATTTAGTTAAGTGGTATAACGCTACTCTCATAAGGTAGATTCACAAGTTCGATTCTTGTACTCATCACCAAAATTTGCCTATTTTGTTGCAGTGCAGCATGTAAATCGGTAAATACTCAGTATAAACACTGAGGAGATTTATATGTTGAAAAGTATAATTGAATTTTTTAAAAGTGTGTTTAATGATCCGATCATAAGAAATGATTTGGAAAGATATATCACTTCCGGCAATCCACAAAATGATGGAGATGTCGAACGCCTTGAAAGAGAATTTATGATGCAGAGAAGAAATCTCTGCAGACATTATAACGAATAATCTCTCGTCCAATGGATTTGGTGGTCGGTCTACGAAATCGACTTACGAAGGTTCGAGTCCTTCACGAGGGTCCATTACATTCCCATCGTCTAGTGGCATTTAGGACGCTACCCTCTCAAGGTGGAAAGTCGGGTTCAAATCCCGATGGGAATACCAAACAATTGGGGTGACGCTTGTAGCGACGCAAGGCTTTGAACCTTGTCGGAGTGAGTTAGATTCTCACCGCCCTTGCCATGATAAATAGAATTATGATGAGTACATACATAATTCAGACATCTGATGATGTTCCACTCGACGTCAAAAATGCACATCGTGTTGATTACCAGGCCATTAGTGATTCCTTAATTAAACCAATTATTTGGATTTATGATTCTTATTACCAAGGATGGTATCCTTCCCCATTTGAGGAAGGGAAATTAGAATTTATCCTCAGGCATCAAAATCCCGAAGGACGACTTTCATGGGAAGAGTTACGCGAACAGATGAGAAATCAAGGTTGGGTAAGGATACCACAGTTGATAACTAAAGAGTATGCTGAAACTGTGATGGCTCATCATTTTTGGTTAAAACCGGAATTACACAAATTTGGACATATATCTAAACGATTGTGGGTTCATAACTTACCGTTGATGAGATTGATTCATCAGAATGTTGAAACGATGATAAATTATATCGTAGATAAACCTATCAAGGCAAGTTATGCATTCACCGCAGCTTATGTGGTTGGTGCTGTATTACCTAAGCATACTGATCGACCACAATGTGAATATAATATCTCAATGATGCTACAAGGTAAACCAAATATTTCATTAAGAGAATGGCCATTGTTTATCGAACGTGAACAGATAGTAAATCGAGTTGAACTTGACGCAGGTGATGCAGTGTTGTATTCAGGAACCCGTGATCCACATTGGAGAGATCCAATGCCTAATTCATTTGAAAGTGCTTTAGGAGTCTTTCTACATTTTGTTCCGAAGGACTTTACAGGAAGTCTAGATTAGTGTATATGCTTCTATCGTCTATTGGTGAGGACGACACCCTTTCAAGGTGTAAAGGAGGGGTTCGATTCCCCCTAGGAGCTCCAGTTTATTGGGTCGTAGCTTAAGGGGAAGAGCGGCATGGTTCTGAGCCATGAATGCCTCGGTTCGAGTCCGAGAGGCCTTGCCAGAAATGTTCTGCTTGCTGGAGCGTTACCCCCAGAGAATGCAGCTAATGCGAAGTAAGTGTAACGATAAGCTTCGTTGTAACAGGTTCAAGACCTGTAGAACAGGGATTTTAACAGAAGGGAAATGGTATGAGACAAGACGTAAGACAAAAATTCTTAACGAACACAGATGAGACGGGACGTTTCATCATTCATTCTACTCGTACAGGAAAAACCTATGCTGTTGAACCAATGGGTAATGTCAAGACTGAATGGGGATCGATTGATCCTGCTACAGGCGATCTTATGAATAAGAAAGGTCATGACAAGTATCGTGGATCAATCGATTCGAAGGACAGTTTGATCACAGAGGAGAATGGATTTATAAATATTCAAGTCCTTGACATTGGAACAAGTCCGTTTCATGCGGTTGATGTACTTGACTCTAAGTACCCGGACAAGTTATAATACATATGCCCCATGTGAACCGCTGAAGGGTTAGTACGTATTTCGTACGTATCAGGGAAAGAGTACTGAACACTTAGTAGGTACAAGGTAAGGTTCAGAGTCTGATACACTCGAGGTTCGATTCCTCCTTAGGGCAGCAAGAATTTTGGATGACTCCCATAATGGTATTGGAGCAGTTTGCTAAACTGTCGACTTGTGATGAACAGGTTTCGGGGTTCGACCCCCCGGTCATCCGCCAAATAAAAGTAATAATGACAAACAAAGAACTAAGAGAGTTATCGGGTGATGAACTACTTAAACTCTATGAAGAGTTTGTGAAGTGGAATCATTATGAAGCAGTTGATGAGTTTTCCTACTTGAAGGAAATGGGAATGACATATTATGATATTCACATTGAAATCAAACGTAGAATGTCAGTTTCGGGGTTGTAATTCAATGATAGAATAGTCGGCTTTTAACCGATCTACCAAGGTTTGATTCCTTGCAGCCCTACCAAGTCGTCGTGGATGAATGCGCGGAAGTAATTCCGGCCGAGTGGACACGCAATGGTCAATTCCACGTGTAGCCATTGCCCTATTATTGGAATAAGTTGTATGCTTTTCCACGCTGGTAACGTATTACCGACTGAATTTGGAGATGTAGACCTGTATGGAGCAGGGGGTGACTGTAAATCACCTGTTAACGCCCGGTTGGTTCGATTCCAGCTATCTCCACCAAGTTTCTAAAGAGTGTTTACCGCAAACAATTAAAAATTTCAAACCATTATCTTGAAAAGAAAGCGCACTCTGACTTTATTAAGGAGATAGTATGTCACATAAGATAGCAATTATTATCTCGCGTGAGTTTTACTGCTCCGGAGAATACGATGATGACTATCATAAGATCGTCGAATCAATTACAGATTGGGAAGAAGTATCTGATGAAGAATTCAGAACTTTAAAATTTGCTTCTCAGAAGTTGAATTTTCAACTTTTAGAACGTCCAGTTGATACAAAAGCATTTGTTGCCAAGACAATTAAAGATTATCTTGCTATTTCGAAAGCAGAAGAAATAAGAGAAGCAGAAGAAAAGAAAAAGCGTGAAGATGCAGCTCTTACACGTAAGATGAAGAAAGAATTGAAAGATAGAGAGTCCAAACTCAAGATGTTTAAGAAACTGAAAGAGGAATTGGGTGAAGAAGTAGAGTAAATGGCCAGGTAGCAAAGCGATCGAATGCACTCGTCTGCAAAGCGGGAAACTACCTTGGTATACATCGTTGGTTTGAATCCAACCCTGGCCTCATTGGGAAAAAGATAAATACAAGTATGATTATTTACTTGTATAAAACTACCAATCTTATTAATAATAAGATTTATATTGGGATCCATAAAGCAAAAACCACAGATAATATGTATCTGGGTTCTGGAAAAAGAATTCGATACGCTATTAAGAAATATGGTAGAGAGAATTTTAAAAAAGAGATTTTAGAATATTTTGATGATTATGAATCTGCTCTTTTAAAAGAAAGAGTTGTTGTAAATGAGGAGTTTCTTAAAAACCCGGAAGTTTACAACTTAAAGCCGGGAGGTCGTGGAGGTTTTGTTCGTGAAGATAGTGTTCGCGGAGCAACACTGGGTGGTAAGGCATTCAGCGATAAGGTTAAATCTCTAGAGGGAGATGAACTGAAGACGTATAAAGAAAGAATGCAGAATCAAAATAAAAAAGGTGTCGAGGTATTTAAAGAAAAATATAAGGAACACGGCGGCATTTGGTGGGAACCAAGTTTTAAAGGTAAGAAACATACTGATGAAACAAAAAAGAAAATGTCCGGTCCGCGTCCACAAAGTTGTGGAGAGAAAAGTTCACAATATGGTACTATGTGGATTACAGATGGTATTATAAATAAGAAAGTAAAGAAAGATATAGATATTTTACCTGGCTGGAAAAAAGGTAGAGTATAACAGTTTCCAGTTGAATATATGGAAAGATCGAGATGACGTCAATTTAAACTCGATGGAAATTTCTGTCGTGGCTGATTTAAACTCCCGAACATATTAAGGGCATCTTAATCAAGGGAACACCATGTGAGGGTAGATAAAAGTCCACTGCAGGAGCTACCTAAAATAAATCATATATTCGACACTTATTTTGCCCTGCTACGCTAATTGGTAGTGCGGACAGACTTAAAATCTGTTGGTTCTCGGTTCGAATCCGAGGTGGGGTACCAAATTTAAAGAATTCTTCCAGCAACATCCTATGGATAAACTTGGTTCAACTCCAAGCAGGCCTGTAACAGGGCTTGTTACAAGAATTCTGTTTTCATTCTAAAGAATGCATCCTGCAAAAATTACATAAAATTTGACTGAAAATCAAACGTAAAAAACTGCATTCTGATTTATTATTGGGGATTCGCCAAGCGGTTAAGGCCCCGGCCTTTGAAGTCGGTACGCGTCAGTTCGATCCTGACATCCCCTGCCAATATGTCGCCTTAGTACAATGGAGAGTATACAAAGCTACGAACTTTGGGATGAGGGTTCAATTCCTTTAGGCGGCTCCAATTATCATACCAATTAATCATATTTTTGTCTCCAATTGATAAATACCATGTCAGTGAATCACTTGATTTGGGGGAATAAATATGAAATTAGTGAAGTTAATTCCAGTTCTGTTATCGTTTGTATTCGGTGCATCAGCTTTTGCAGCTGAAGGAGATGGATCCTTGCCACTGAATCCAAAACCAGGACAATGTTATATACATAAGTTCTATCCACCTACTTGGGAACAAGGTGAGATTTCCGTTGTTATTAAAGAAGGGTATAGGAGATTCGCTGTAACTCCAGCAGTCTTCAGAAATGAAACAGTTAATGTAACTGTTCGTGATGGAGTTGATGAGATTAGAGTTTCTCAAGCAACATTTAAGAATGTTACTGAAAAAATTGAAATTCAACCTGCAGAAAGTTTCTGGAAGGTAGATTGCTGTCCAGCCAAACCACATCACTATAAAGGTTCTGATGCAGATTGGAGAAAATCTTGTGAACAAGCTTGCTTCAAATCACATCCACCAGTTTTTAAGACAATTACTAAACAAGTAATTGATAAAGAACCAACAGCAACAACCACATCTCTACCACCAGAAGTTCAACAGATCATAGTTAGAAGGTTAGTAACTGGTCCAAAACTTCTTACAACTGAGATTCCACCAGAATTCATGAAGTTTAAAACCAAGAAACTCATTCAACCTGGTTATATGAAGTGGGAAGAAGGAACATGCGGTAAGTATACATGTGATCCAAGAGAACTCAAGTCTTCATTAAAGGCCAAAGGATACTATGCTGGTCCAATGACACCAGAAATTACTCCTGATGTTGTTGCAGCTATGAATAAATTCAGGGCAGACAACGGTCTTGGACAACACGACGAGCTTGATGAACAAACAGCCTCGGCATTAGGTATTACAGGATATACAAAGAACTAAATAGACTTCGTCTATAAATAAGTGCAACTTCGGTTGCACTTTTTTAAGGATTTTTAATGAAATATACATACATAATTCCGCTTCTATTAATGTTTTCGTCTATTGCTTATGCGGCAGATGGACCGAGATTAAATGATAGGGAAAGTTTGAAATTTATATTTGGAAATTCTTATGAATCTGTTGATAAATCATTATCTGAATATGATTTTTACATACACATTAAAGGATTAGAGTATGCTCTAATGAACATTATGGATCAGAGTGAGGTGGAATGGACCAGCCCAAATCCAGATTTAACTGGAAAGGTAGTTATGTTATCGACTAAAGAAGAAAAAGATACCGCTTGTAGAAATTTTATGGAAACATTGTCTATTAAAGATAAGAAATATGAAGGCAACGCCATTGTTTGTATTAGTGATGGGCAATGGGTAATAAGTAAATAATATAGAAACTAAATTCACTGTTCTTGACAAGTCTAGGGCGATGTGCTATAATAGTGCATCGCCCTTTTTTTATGAAACAAATTTTCTACACATTATTTCTATTGTTTAGTGCCATGGCTCACGCAGCTGATGTCAGTATAACTGATAATAGAAGTTTTGAAGTTATTTTTAAGAATTCGCGTAATGACTTTGCAAATACTATAGATGATTACGATATTTTAGTATATTTTAAGGCATTTGATTTTGCATTAAACAATATAGATGAATTAGGTATGGTTGAATGGTCGAGCCCAGGTTCAACTATTATTGGAAAGACAACAATTATTTCTAGAAAACAACCAAATAAACCAGTTTGCAAGAGTTTTATTCATTCAATAATCATAGGTAAGAAGATTTTTGAAGGAGATGGGTTTGCGTGCAAGATAAAAGATCGGTGGATAATTAAAAAATCATAAAATGTCTATGTTAGTTGTGATAATGGTATTTATTTTTGACTAAATAATTATAAGAATTCGGAGAATTTATTGGAACAATTTATTGATTGTTATGGTATTAATGTAAAATATACCAAAGAAACTGACGGTGGTGGTATATTATTTAAAGATGATTATATTACATCTATACAAAGATTACATCCTAATAGAATATTTAATGAATGTTTAGAATGGTGCAGTGGTCCTGGATTTATTGGGTATTCTATACTCGGTGTAGGACTTGCTAAAAAAGTATCCTTTTCAGATATTTATGAACCGGCATTAGAACAATGTCGGTGGTCTGCTAAAAATTCGAATTTAGATCAGAAGATATCTATATATAATTCTTATAATTTTGATAATATTCCAAAGGATAAAAGATTTGATTTAATTGTTTCTAATCCTCCACATTTTACTGAACATGCTTATTATCAATATATTATGAAGCAAGATCCTAGAAAATATTTGGATAAAAATTGGGAAATACATATAAATTTTTACTCAAATGCTGTGAATTATTTAGCAGATAATGGATCTATAATATTACAAGAATTTTCTTGGGCATCTGGAATACCTACATTTGAAAAAATGATTAATGATTCGGGATTGAAGATAATAAATCATTTTCTTGGAGAATATCGTCATCCAACAGAGGGACGATTGATTTATTACATTGAATCAATAAAGGCGTGAATAATGTGCGGAATTATTTGTGGAAATAAAAGTGTTTCTGATAATAAGATAATTTCCGCTCTTAATTTACTTTCAGATAGGGGTCCTGATTCACGAAATTATGTAAAAATAGATAATGTGTTTTTAGGTCATACCTTATTATCAATATCTTCTCCATCTTTAGTCTCACAACCATTATGGAGTAATGATAAATCTTTAGTTGGTTGTGTAAATGGGGAAATTTACAATTATAAGATATTAAGATACTTACTTGAAACAAGAGGCTATACTTTTGAAACAGATTCTGATTCAGAAGTAATCATTCATGGCATACATTGGAGAGGAAAAGATTTTATAAAATATATAAATGGTGAATTTTGTTTCGTCGTATATAATACAATATCTAAAACTTGGATTTGCGCTACAGATTCTTTTGGGACTAAACCGTTACGATATTATATTAGCGAAAAACAATTTCTAATTTCGTCAACGATAAAAGCATTATCTGCTTTTGATATTGATTTACAGATAGATAAGAAATCATGTATGTTTTGTCTATCTAGTCAATGTCTTCCTAATGGAAAAACTTTATTTTCTAATGTATATACAATACCACCATGTCATATACTTACGGTTGATTCTAGTTTAAATACTTCAATAGAAGCATACAAAATAAAAACTGATCGTATTCATGAACACATTGAAGGAATTGAATACTTTCTTGAATCGTCTATTCTTAAGAGAGTGCCTAAATACCAGAATTTAGCAGTAGTTCTTAGTAGTGGAATTGATTCATCATCTATTGCTTATTATTTGAAAAAGAATAATGTTAAATTTGGATGTTTTAGTATTGATTTTCCTGGATCAGAATACTCTGAATCAAAAGACATAAATAATTTCTGTAATTTACATGGCATATCAACCACATTTGTTGATGTTTCTGATAGAGACCTAATTTCATATTTTCCAACGGTTGTATTAAATTCGGAAAATTTATCTATCAATCCTCATGCCGTTGGAAAGTATCTAGTAAACCGGGAAATGATTAAACAAGGATATAAAGTTTGTATGACTGGGGATGGTGCTGATGAATTATTCTATGGATATTCTCATTTTCATACTGATAATGATTATCAATTTATAATAGATAGTTCTAGAACAGGAAAAGAGGTTTTTGATCTATTATCTGATGATATTAAAGAGATTTTTGATTTAGAATGTATTTTGAAAGAATCAAATGGATCTTCTCGAGATCTGTATTATAAATATTGGTTGTCTGAATATGGTCTTAAATTATTAGGTGATTCACAATCAGCTTCTCTAGGTCAGGAACATAGATATCCTTATCTAGATAAAAATTTAGTCAATTATGTAAATTCTATAGAGAACTTAGAATCTGCTAATTATCCATCTAAAAGTGTTTTAAGGAATATCGTTAGAAAATGGAATCCAATATTGGCAGATATTCCTAAAAGGCCATTTACATCTCCAAAAATAAATTCTGAATGGATTTATTTATTTCATCAATATATATTTGAGAATGACAAATTACATAATTTAGGAATTTTTAAGAAAGGAAAATTAATCGAATATATAAATCGAATTTTAACAGACTTGCCACCAAATCGAATTCTATTAACTCAGATTTTAAGTCTTGGAATATTAGTTGATAAATTTAATGAATGATGTTAGATTACTTACACTGTCAAAGGAAAATAAAGATTCTTTTTTATCTATTCTAGAGAAAGAATTATGTGATACATTTGAGGTAGATTTAGAATATTTACCTGAAAATTATGGAAGAAAACATGATTGGAGTTTGATAAATTCTATATTAAATGACAAATTAGATTCTTATCAATTAATATATGTTGATGATAAAATCTGGGCCGGTTCTGGTGGTATGATAAGAGATTATCATGATTGTATGATTTATCAGGCTGGATTCAGAATGTTTTCTAAAACTAGAACAGTACATACAGGTCTCGGAAGTAAATCATATATACATCAATATAATACTAAATATCAAATAGAGAGAGCCAAAATTCTCGGATGTTCATCTGTAATTTTATCATTCAATGAATATAATAAACAGTTATTTGATATAACAACGAAATATCATCTTCCTAAAATATTTGGTAAAGATGCATTTACACCTACAGATGAGCCTGTAATTTTTAATGGAACAAAACAATGGTTATTGACAATGTTGTTAAAGTAACAGATGATATTAGAAATAAACTTTCTGTTATTTTTAATTCTCAGTTTTCTGATATCGAAAATAATGTAAGTTACCTTCTTACATATCCTGTAGGCGAGTATGCTCATGAATTTGATTATCATAATATTTTTCAACAAGGATATAATAACCTTGTAAGAACAAATGATGGCAAACCAATGATGTCTGTATTTAATTTTTCTCTTAGAAATACATTAAAAATTTATCGTTTATTAGAAATAGAACAATACAGACCATTAATGAATGCAATACGTGTTTTTTCAAATACCATAGTTCCGATGCATACAGATCTTAATAAAGGTGATATAGGAAGAGAATTACCGATACTTTCTATTGTTGTTAGTGGATCTGACGGAATGGTGTTTATGTCGAGCCAGAAAGATGGATCTCATCAGATCGGAATTCCTGGAAAAACAGAATTTATTATGTATCCTACATTAATGGCACATGGTGCAATTTCTAAATCTGAAAATTATGATTTAATACAAATTCAACTTACAGCTATGATATGATAGATGTAAAATTTCTTCAGAGATTTACAAATGGAATAATTCCACCAATATGTCCAGAAATTCTTGAAATAGATTCTATTTTAACTAATATTCCATACATTGTATTACCCATATCTAAAATTGAACCAGATGATTGGAATTTATTTTGGGATTTATGGAATAAAGAAAAATCTATAATGGGTAAATCTGCTGTATGGGAAAGTGTAGGTATTTGGTCATCAAAAGAATATGGTCAAGACGCAATTCATAAAGATTTTCCATATGGTATAAACGATTGGTCTGATTATTTTCCAAATATGTTTGAAAGAATTAGATCAGCAATGCCCTTCAACAGGATAGACAACATAAGATTGTCGATGAATATAAAAGATGTTCCGCCACATCTAGACCCTTATCCAACAATGTATCCTTGGCCTAATTCATTGCGCGTTATGTTGTGGGATACAAATGAAATGCCTACATTTTATATGTTGCCTTGGACAAAAGAAAGTTTCTTTCAACCCCCCATAACAAAGATAGATGTTATTCCGCACCAAACATATATTTTAGAACATATTCCACAAGAAGATAAAATTTATGTAAATTTACCAAAAGATTCGAATACATTTGTTATGAGCAATGGTGAATTCCTACATGGCGCAGATTTAGTGAAACCGAAAATTATATTAATAGTTCAAGGTATCCCCGATGTTGATAAATGGAAAGATTCTTTGTATAAATTAGTTCGATAAATACGGTATGGATTATAGGAAATTATTAACACTCTTACAAGTGTATATTCACATCATGTTTTTTATTGGATTATTTTATTTTCCGATACTTATGACTATACCTGTGATAATTATCTGTCAGATAATTTTTGTTGGAGCATGTGGAACAGCATTCTATCATAGAACCGCAGCTCATAAGAATGAAATAAATCCTGTAATGGAAAAAATTCTAATTTTAGTCTCATGGTTAGGAGCATCAGGATCTGCGCTGGCATGGGCAGCATTACATAGAATGCATCATAGATTTTCAGATACAGAAAAAGATCCACATAATCCTTTGATTAGGAGTAAGTTTAGCATATATTGGAACCCAACCGGCGAAGTAAATATTATAAGATATGTTCCGGATCTTTTAAGAAAGCCGTGGTATGTATTCCAGCATAAGTATTATCTATATGGTTTGTTTGCCGCTCATTTGTTAGGTTTAATATTTCTTCCAGTATTTTTATATTGGATTATTTTACTTGTTCCTGGAATTTTAATGTGGTCAGCAGGTTCATCTATTAATATTTTTTGTCATGATAAAAATGGTCCTAAGAATGTTCCGTTATTAGGATTTTTACAAGCTGGTGAAGGATGGCATAGGAATCATCATGATACTCCAGCATCA